GTGACGACTATCCAGCCGCCCCGAACGCCCGCGAAGCGCAAGCGGGGCCAGGTCAGCACCATGACCCCCACCCGACTCGGCGGCGTCGCCTCAGCGATCCTCCAAGGCGACAGCATCAAAGCCGCCTGCCACAGTGCCCTCGTCCCCGAACCCACCTACACCACCTGGCGGCAACGCGGGGAAGCCGCCATCATCCAGGCACGCACGGAGATGGACGAGGACGACGTAGAAGGACGCATCTGGGCCTGGATCGAGGACGGCGGCGGCTTCGGCATGTGCGACCCCCGCGCCTGGTACTGGGAAGCCCCGACCCCCCGCTGGTGGCCCCGAACCCTCGCCGACCGATGGACCCACGTCGTGTTCGTCATGGTGATCGCATACGCACGCGCGAGGGCGGAGCAGGTGTACCGGGCGACGGTGACTCGTGCGGCGCAGGGGACGAACGGTCAGCCTGCCGACTGGAAGGCCGCGCAGTTCATGCTCACGCACTCGTTCGGGTGGCGTGACGCGAGCCGTGTCGAGGTGACCGGTGCGGACGGTGGACCGCTGGAGGTGCAGGCCAACCAGGAGCAGGTGCTCGCGGCCCTGGCGGCTCTGGCGGCGAAGCGACGGACGTTGCAGATCGCGGAGGCCGACCAGTGACCCGTTGTATGTCCGTCCGGCTCGGTGATCCCTCGACCCCGTGCACGCTCGGCCAGTCCTTGCTCCCGTACATCGAGTACCCCGGTGACATCATCGGCTACGAGTACCGGGGCGGGATGCTCCCCGTGTGGGCACCCCAGTTCCTTCCCTCCCTCGACCTAAACCCGGTTCGGATGGCGGAGGTCGAGGCGGGCATCGAGCGCATGGCTGAGCAGATGTCCCGAGCCGCGAACATGAACGGCGAGAGCGTCGTCGAAGCGCTCCGGTCGATGGCTGATCGGCTCCGCGGACGATGACCGACGTGGACGTGCTCGGCTATCTCCTCGACGCGCCGGTGGAGGAGCAGGCCGCGATCCTCCAGGCCATGCCCGAAGCCGCGGACATCGTGCTCCAGCAGGCCCGGCAGGAACTCGCTGAGGCATCCCCCCTCGGCCTGGCATCGGTGATCAACGCCGGTCACCGCGACCTCCCGCACCTCGACTACCTCGACGCCCGACTGCTAAGGGCGGTTAGGAAAGTGGAGGCGGGAGGCTCCGCGTTCATCCGCATCAGCATGCCCCCGCGATCCGGCAAGTCCGTCACCACGTCGGAGTACCTGCCCCTGTGGCTCCTCGCCCGACACCCGGAGTGGAGGGTCGGCCTCATCAGCCACGCCCCCGCCCTCGCCGCAGGCTGGGGCCGCGCCGTGCGCCGCATGATCGAGGAGAACCGCGAAGTGCTCGGCCTGGAGGTCGCCCGCGACGCCGGGTCCGTGACCGACTGGGAGACGACGAAACGCGGCGGCATCTCCAGCCGATCCGTCGGACAGTCGATCACCGGTCGAGGCTTCAAGGTCATGATCGTGGACGACGTGGTGAAGGACTACGCCGACGCCGCGTCCGAGACGAAGCGACAGCACCTCCGCGACTGGTGGCAGACCACCGCCCGCACCCGACTCGAACCCCCCGGCCTCGTCATCGTCATCGGCACACGCTGGCACGAGGACGACTTCACCGGCTGGGTCGACACCGCCGGTGACCCGTTCGAGACGATCATCTTCGAGGCCATCGCCACCGACCACGACGACCTCGGCAGAGCCCCCGGCGACCCCCTGTACTCCCCGTTCGTCACCGAGACACGTGAGGAAGCCCTGGCCCGGTGGGCGCAACTCGAAATCGCCGTCGGCCCGTACGCATGGGCCGCGCTCTACCAGCAAGACCCCCAGCCCGCGGGCGGCTCCGTGATCAAGCGCGACTGGTTCCACTACTGGACCCGCGACCCCGACCTCGTGTCCGACCACACGGTCCTCCTCGTGCCCGAGCGCACGCCCGGCCTCACCTGGCTCGACTCGTGGGACGTGGCTATCGAGGAGAACGAGAACTCGGACTACACCGTCGGCCAGCGCTGGTGCCGCGACCTCGAAGGGCGCATGTTCCTCATCGGCCAGACCCGCCAGCAGACCCAGTTCCCCGACACGCTGGAGACGTTCAGGCAGTGGGCCAAGCCGGACTCCCTGCTCGGCACCGGGCGGAACGTGTACCGCCGGGTCGTGGAGCGGGCGGCGAACGGCTACGCGGTGATCAACACCCTGGAGCGGGAGATACCGGGCGTCGAGGGCATCAACCCGAAGGGCTCGAAGGAAGTCCGCGCGAACGCGGTCACCCCGGAGATAGCCGCGGGGATGGTGCACCTTCCGCACCCGGCGGAGCCCGGCAACGAGTGGGTGCACAAGTACCTCGACGAGGTGGCGAAGTTCCCGAACGCGAAGAACGACGATCAGGTGGACGCGACCACGCAGGCTCTCCTCGCGCTCCGTGTGGGCACGGGGGTCACCCGCATCCAGAACCCGGCGGATCGGTCGACGGGCCTTCCCTCGACGGCTTCGCGGACGATCAGTGCGGCGAGGACGGGTGTGCGGCGCTCGACCGGGGGCTAACCCCGATTAGACATGGGCACCCCGAGTCGGCTAGACTATAGGTGTAAGCCACACCGACCAGAGAGGCAGGACACCGTGTCCAACCGCTACTACGAGCCCTACAGCACCGAACTCGCCGCCGACTACAAGGTGCCCGTCGAGACGGTCGACGACTCCATCGACTCCGCGCTCACCGAGGCCGCGCTGGAGGACGGCTGGAACGGCATCCCCGACCTCAGCGACAAGGTGTGGAACCGCATCGGCTCCGACGTGGAGAACCGCGTCATCGCCGCCGCCCGCGAAGTCACCGAGGAACTGGTGATCGCATGACCGAGAAGAAGGCCGACCTCATCGCCCAGTTGCTCGCGAAGGCCGAGTCCACCACGCCCGAGGAGGCCGAAGCCCTCCGCGAGCACGCGCACCGGCTCATGGCGAAGTACATGATCGACCAGGCCGTCATCGACGCCCGCCGCGCCCGGCTCGGCCAGGCGCACGAGCAGATCGTCACCAAGATCATCCCGTTCGAGGGGATGTACCGGCAGGACATGATCAGCCTCGGCGCGGGCGTCTGCGAGGCGCTCGGAACCGTCCGAGCACTCCAGTCGAAGGGTCGCCTGACGAGCCACCTGCACGTCATCGGCTTCGAGTCCGACGTGGAGCAGGCCGACATCCTGATCCGGTCCCTCCAGGTGCAGGCACTCCTCGCGGTCAAGGACTGGTGGTATAGCGTCCGCGACACCATCGCCTACCGCTACCACGAACAGGCCGACAAGGTGCGAGCCCGGCACACGTTCGTCGTCGCGTTCGGGGTGGGTGCCTCCGAGAGGATCAAGGCGAACCGCGCCACGGTGATCGAGGAGTCCGGGTCCGGCACCGACCTCGTGCTCGTCGACCGGAGGTCCAAGGTCGACGAGTACATGAACAGCATCCCGGTCGGGAAGGGCCGGGCGAGCCGACGACGGTTCGACGGCAAGGCCGCGGCGGACGGCACTCACGCCGGACGGAACGCGAACACCGGCGAGCGCTCGATGACGATGGGCCGCGGGCTCCCGGCGGGGAGGGCGTGATGCTCTACGACATCCTCGGCCAGATCGTCACCACGGTCGGAGCGTTCGCTCTCGTGTGCTTCCTCGCCGCGCTCGGCGTTGCGTGCCTCGTCGGGGCCGCGGCGCTCATCCGACTGTGGTGGAGGTCGTGATGGCCGCACGCACTGTGGACGATCTGATCGCGAAAGCGCGGGAGGCGGAGGACTGGCCCCGATTCCCGGCCAAGCGGACAGCCGAACTCATCCACGACCTCCGCGTGGCGCTGGAGGACGAACGCCGGGGCCGACCACTCCCGCAGGCGCGGGACATCGACCCGGCCCTCAGTGCCACGCTGGGCCGACTCCGAGGAGGGATCGAACTGTGACCGACCGACTGCGCCGACAGCGCCCGTGCGTCATCCGCATGACGACCGACCTCCACTCGCCCCGGTGCGGCCAGCCCGCCGTCGAGAAGCGGGAGGACAACGAGTTCTGGGTGTGCGCCGAGCACCGGCTCTATGGCCAGACGTTCACCCGGAACCCTGGAGTGCTCCCCGCAGACCGCGGAGCGCGCCGCAGAGCGCCGTTCACCACCGCCGACCTCCTGGGGAACCCGGTGATCGTGGAGAACCCCCACACGGGCGACGTGTGGCGCGGGCAGGCCATCGCGTCCTCGACCATGCCGAGCATCCTCATCGAGCAGTCGGACGGCGAGCGCATGATGCTCCCGCTGGACTGGGCCAGGCCCCGCCGATGACCCGACAGCCGACGGCGTGGCGGTGCGACCGGTGCGGGAAGTTCCGCCGATCCTCGGACATCGCACAGTACGACGTGGGCGATCAGGTCACTCATGACGTGGTGACCGAGTGCCGTTGGTGCATGCCCCCGGCTGTGCTCGCGCAGTTTGGGATGGCTAACCCGGATTAGACATGACGCGATCCGCAGGCTAGACTATAGGTGTAAGCCAAACCCCGACCGAGGAGGCACCATGAGCGTCACCGCTCCCACCCGCCCGACACTGCTCAGCATCGAGCAGAGAGACAAGGCCATCCGCTTCACCGAGCGCGGCAAGCGCCACGGCGGACTCGTCTCGACCATCCAGCCCGGCAACCCCGAAGCGCTCCAGCGAGCGATCGACATGGTGAACGAGTTCGGAGGCCCGAACGCCTGGAAGGTCGAAGAAGTCGAGGCGACGGCATGAGCGCCCCGATGGTGTCGACGATGGGAGCCGAGGCGATGGGCGGCGTCGTCCGCTACCTCCGCGAGCGCACCCACGCCACCGCCCTCCACGACCGACTCGTCGCCCTCGCCCGACTCGACACCGCGCCCCGAGCGATGGGCACGTGGATGAAGGCCCACAACGGCCAGGATGTCGAGACGTACCAGTTCAAGGTCGACCCCGGATCGCAGGAGGTCCGCGACGTGTGGGCACCCGGCACCCGCCGCGTCGACGCCACCCGAGCCACCCGCGTCATCTTCGGGACCAGGGGAGGCTCCACGTCCGAGCGGTACTACGACGGCGTGCGCGCGATCCGCTCCGACGACTCCATGTGGGTCGGCTACGACGTGAAGGGGCGGACGCTCCTCGTGTTCGAGGTCGTGCGCTGATGGCCCGGCCTATCGACCTCGACATCACCGCCATTGTCCAGGCGGAGGTCAAGCGGATCACCGACGCGGTGTACGCGGCCATCGAGGACGGCGTGACGGATGACCTCGTGGCCGTGCTCCGGGCGAAGGGCTGGACGTGCACTCCGCCGGAGGAGCCGCAGGCCATGTGCCCCGGATGCGGGCTCGCGACCGGCTTTGGCGCGTCAGTGATCCTCCCCGTCAACGAGGCGTGGCACTACGACTGCTACAGCACGAGGGGCGACAAGTGAGCGACACGGAAGCCGCGGCGCTGAGCGAGCAACTGGAGGACTCTCGACCTCCAGCCCGCCGACGCTCGAAGCCACGCCGACCGTCGTACCGGCACTTCGGCATCCGGTTCTCGCAGTGGGGCCGGGAGTACAAGAGCTACTGCTACACGTGCGAGTACGAATCGGGCTACGGCACGCGCGGGAAAGCGGTCAAGTCAGCCATCGCTCACGTCACCGCGGCGCACGGTGTCGACGGATCGGAGGAAGCATGAGCGACGACGACCGACCCCTGGTCCGCGGCGAGGTGACCTACAAGGTGCACGTCGTGCACGAGGTCACAGCGAAGGTCGAGGCCACCGTCACCGTGCTCCGATCTGACGTGGCGAAGTGGTGCGAGTGCGACGAGGCCGACGTGACTCAGCGCGACGTGGAGGCGTACGTCACCGAGTTCGAGTACGACGACGGCGAGCCGCTGATCACCGAGGATGAGTTCGAGTTGCGGAGCATCGAGGACTGGGACAGCGCCGACGTGGACGTGCTCGCCGAGGAGCGAGTGTCCATCGTCCCGCCGACATTCGTGCCACTCCCCGGCCTACGAGCGATCCAGGCCCGAAGCCGGAGTGGGCGGAGGGTAACCCTCTGGTCAACGTGCGCACCTGCCCTCTCTGCGGGAAGCGGTGGTGGGAGCACGATCACAGCGTGGCCGAGACGGTGCGTCACCTGCACGAGCGTCACCCCGGCTGGGACGACCCCCAGCCCCGTCTACAGCCAATTCCCGGCTAACCGTGGTTCGACCGGTGGCCTCCCGTCTGCTAGACTATAGGTGTAAGCAAAACACACCGACCAGAGAGGCAGACCGCCATGAGCACCACCAAGACCGTCCAGATCAGCCAGACCAACTCCGGCGTTCTCGCCGCCGAACTCAACGCCGCCATCCACGGCGGGCGCACCGTCACCCTCAACGGCGAGACGCCCATCAGCCTCCACGGCGAGGACGCCGTGCACGCCTACCAGAACGGCACCCTCGCGTACAACATCGCGGCGAAGGCCCCCGGCAAGACGCGCCAGCGCTTCGTGAAGATCGGGCACATGCTCGAAGTCGTCAGCGAGGCCCCCAGCCACCACGGCGCGGCCCCTCACGCGATGGTGAAGCCCCCGAAGCGCGGCAAGCGGACCTCGACCCCCAAGGTCGACGCGAACGCGCCGGAGACGAGCCCCCAGCCCTCGAAGTCGAAGGATGGAAAGTCCCCCATCGAGGCGACGGTCAAGGGCGAGACGGGCTACCTGACCGTGCGGACGGCGAACGGCCACTACCGCTACGGCGTGACGATGGAGCCGAAGAACGCGACGCTGTTCACCCCCGGCGCATCCGCTGACCGTCACGCGAAGCGCGCCGAGGCCGCGGGCATCAAGATCGCGGCATGACCACCCTCGGCTGAGCCCCCGGCGTCCATCGACTCCGGGGGCTTACCGCTGTTAGGCTGGACCCGTGAGCCGACCTATCCCAGACAACCCGCCCGGATCGCACGCATGGTGCGGCGACTGCGCATGGAAGAACGACAGCGAGAGGTGCGAGGCTCTGGCCCGTGCCCACGGCGACGCCTTCCAGCACATCGTCCACGTGTTCGAGCCCGAGCCGGAAGGAGCGACATCGTGAGCGTGATACTGCATGAAGCCGACGGCACCGTGAAGGCCGGTGAGGAAGCCATCTCCCCCGAGATGCGCGCCTACGCCGACGAGCACGGCGGCTACGTCGTCGACACCGAGACGGGCGACATCATCCACGACGCGCGGAAGGGCTAACTGTGGATAACCCTGTGCAGAACCTCGCCCGCCTGGGGATGATCCTTCTCGCCACGGCCCGCGCCACCCGGTTCATCACGTCCGACCACCTCGGCGAATGGTGGATCGTCGGCCCCGCGAAGCGCTGGGCCTGGCGGCGGGGCACGCACGGCTACTCGCCGACTGAGATTGCCGCCGACCCCGCACCCACCCCCGACCCTCGGAGCGGATGGCGCGCGAAGTTGGTCAACGGCCTCGATTGCCCGTTCTGCGTCGGGTTCTGGATCGGCGGGCTGATCCTCCTCGGCGAAGCGACCATCGGCAGGAGCCCTCTCCGGCCTCTCTGGCGCTTCGGAATCGGCATGCTGGGACTCAACTACCTCGTCGGGCACATCTCCTCCAGGATCGACGGATGATCACCATTCCCGAGGGGATGCCCCGGCCCTCTGTGACCGAAGTGCTCGCGCATGGCGCGGGCGGCTACCAGTCCGTCGACCTCTCCAACCCAGACGGTGCCCTGTTCACCGAGCATCGTCTCGAAATGGTCGGGCACGAACCGTGCGGCTGGACGAACCCGACCTGGCCGGACGAGGCGGCGGGACGACTCGCCGCGCATCTCACCACCTGTGCGTATCCGGCCTAACCCGTGATAGGGTCAAGGTAAGGAATCGCCCACCTCGGGCCTTCGGGCTCCAGTGATTGACCGGCAACCATGTGGGCACAGGGGTCGGAGCCGCTGGGACGGGGTAGGCCACCTCATATGCGTCCCGGAGCAGACATTAGGGAACGGCCAGCAGAGCCCCCGTCGGACAGTCCACACACTCTCCCGACGGGGGCTCTGTAGTTCTACGTCCCGTCAGTGCGAGAATGGCCGTCATGAGCACCCCGCGAATCTACGTCCCCATCGAGGGAGGCCCGTCCCCTGCCGACCTCCCGGACGCCGGGGCGATCATCCCTCGCCAGCCCGACCGCATCGAGCCGCCCGCACGCCCGCGCCCCATGCAGTCCCTCGTCGCCGCCGCGACCCGCCTCACCTCCGAGACGCTGGGCCGAGGCCGCGGACGCCGCGCCTCCGCCGAAGGGTGGCAGGAGGATGCGTGGGAGATGTACGACCTCGTGGGCGAACTCCGGTTCGTCACGAACCTCCTCGCCAACCAGCAGGCCAAGGCCCGCTTCTACGTCGGCACCATCGCGGAGAACCCCGACGACCCGCCCGTGCCCGTCGATGACCCCGAACTGATCGACGCCCTGGAGTCCATCGGCGACGGCCCATCCGGGCTCTCGCAGTTGATCCAGCGGCTCGCCGTGAACCTCCAGATTCCCGGTGACGCCTGGCTCGTCGGCATCCCGAAAGACCTCCTCCCCGACGCCGACCCCACCGTCGTCGTCACCCGCGACGGCGAAGGCAACGTCCGACTCGACGACCTCGTGTGGCACACCATGTCCGTGACCGAGGTGTCGTTCCCCTCGAAGGATGAGGTCGAGGTCACGATGGGCGACAGCGGCGACCAGGACAAGATCAAGGCGAGCCCCGACGACCTGTGGCTCATCCGCGTGTGGAAGCCGCACCCCCGCCGCTTCTGGCAGGCCGACAGCGCCACCCGCTCCGCGCTCCCCGTGCTCCGCGAACTCGTCGGCCTGACCATGCACATCTCCGCGCAGATCGACTCGCGCCTGGCCGGTGCCGGTGTGCTCCTCGTGCCGGACTCCGCGGCTCAGGCGGCGAAGCGCGCGCTCGGCATGGACCCCGACTCCCCGGATGACCCGTTCACCGACGCGCTGATCAAGGCCATGATGACGCCGATCAGCGACCGGTCGAACGCGAGCGCGTACGTGCCCCTCGTGTGGACGGTGCCGGACCAGTCGGTCGAGCACTTCGACTTCATGGACTTCTCCAAGCCGCTCGACGCTCAGGCGAAGGACATGCGCGACGAGTCGATCCGCCGGTACGCGCTCTCCGCCGACGCCCCGCCCGAACTCCTGCTCGGCATGGGCGGGATGAATCACTGGGGCATGTGGCTCGCGCAGGAGGAGACGGTGCGGTCCCACACCGAGCCGCCCCTGGCCCTCATCTGCGACGCCCTCACGACCCAGTACCTCCGCGTGCTCATGACCGAACTCGGCTACGCCGACGACGTGATCGACAACACCGTCGTCTGGTACGAGGTCGACCACCTCATCGTCCGCCCGAACCGCGGTCAGGACGCACGGGACGCTCACGCATCCGGGGCCATCTCCGACCAGGCCCTCCGTGACGCTCTCGGCTTCACCGAGGACGACGCCCCGCCGATGGGCCTCGACCCCGCCGTCTCCCTCGCCCTCGACCTCGTGCGCGAGAAGCCGGACCTCATGTCGGTCCCCGGCCTCCCCGCCGTCGTCGAACAACTCCGCCAGGTGCTCAACGGCGAAGCGACCGGGGACGACGCCGGTGTCGCCGTCCCGGTCGATCCCGCCGCTGAGGGCGAGGTCAGCGGGAGCGTCCCGACCGAGACGAACCCCGAGCCCGCCCCGTCCGGCCTCAGCGTCCGCGACCTGGAGTCGATGTACGAGGGGCGGCGATGACCGGCATCCCGTCCCCGTGCCCCTGCTGTGGGGCCTACAGCCTCATGCCCGACTCCGAGACGACGATCCTCGTGGCCGTGTGCGACGTGCTCGTGGTCAAGGCGCTGGAGCGCGTCGGCGCGTTCCTCATCCGCGGCTCCCGCTCCCGCTACGAGGCCGCGAAGGGCATCCCCCTCCACCTCGTGCACACGCACTGGAAAGCGCCGGACGTGCTCACCGAGCGGGCGCTCCGCGGCGCATGGGACGTGGTGCCCGCGCTCCTTGACTCCCACGGGTGCTGTGACGTGCCGAGCGAGGCAGTCATCGACACGCTCGACCAGTACGTGCACGACCTCGTGATCACCGGCACCGAGCACACCGTCCGCGGCGACGGGGGCCTGGAGTACCGGTTCATCACCCGCCTCGGACTCTCGCTCCCCGAGCATGAGCACGTGGATGCCTAACCCCTGGTGGGGGCTACCCCAGCCGATCCTCGACGTGATCGAGGACCGGCACCTGTTCGACGAGGAGGATCGCGATGGCTGACGACCTGAACGTCGAGTCCCCCGCCGCGGCGTTCGCCCGGCAGGCCCGCATGGAAGCGAAGGTCGAGTCCGCGCTCCGCTGGGCGATCCGCGAGTTCCTGCTCGACGTGGAGACGATGGCCCGAGCCGACGGCACCTACATGTCCGCGGGCTCCGTCTCGCAGGCGTGGTCCGACCGGATGGGCGTCGCCGCCCTGTCGACCCGGCTCCCCGAGGACGTGGCCCGCTACGTCTCCGAGGTGCAGGCGCTCGCCGACACCCCGAATCAGGCGTACGACACGGCGATGGCGGTGCTCGGCGCGGCGAGCGAGAGGGCGTGGTCGGCTGAGGTCACCCGTGATGTCCTGACGCTCGCGCTCCGGGCCGACTCCCCTCGTCTGGCCCTCACCGCCGCGGCGAGCCCCCGGCGGCAGAGGGCACGTGAGGCGTTCGATGCCGCGTTCGGCGCTCAGGGCGGCATGTCCTGGTACGACGTGGCGAAGCGGGATGCCCGGACGGCGGTCACGGGCCTCGACGGCATCCTCTCGACCGAGGCCATGCGCCGACAGGGCTACGGCTACAAGCAGTGGGTGGCCCGTCATGACGAGCGCACCCGGAGCACGCACGCGGCGGCGGACGGCCAGCGCGTGCCGGTCGACCAGCCGTTCTCGGTGGGCGGCGCGTCCCTCGACCACCCTGGCGACCGCCGCGGCCCGGCGGGGGAGACGATCAACTGCCGGTGTGTGACCATCGGTGCGGGTTCCCCGGCTCAGGGCTCGACGGCGCTCCGCTTCATCTCGCCCTAACCGGTATTAGACATCGGCTCGACGGTCGGCTAGACTATAGGTATCAACCTGATCCACCAACCGAAGGGCACGACCATGAGCAACGCATACACCGAGCACCAGGACAACTACATGGACATCGATGAGGCTCGCGTTGCGGCGTCCACCGCACGCTCCCGCGACTTCGCGTCCGAAATCTCCGCCGCGACGCTCATCCGCGAGCACGACCGCTTCCCCGAGTCCGCGTTCCCGTTCTCCGGCGACCACCTCGGGGTGTTCTCCCACCGGGACACGACCCCCCAGGGTGACCCCGGCGACGAGGTGCGCCGCGAGCGCATCCTCAACAGCGACATCGACCTGTGGGTGATGGTCGCCGCCTGATCCCAGACGCCCCCGCCCCTCACCGGGCGGGGGCTTTCTGCGGCACGGCATCCTAGCCCCAGTCAGCATCGTTCGGTAGTCTGGCGGCATGAGCGTATTCGACCGCATCCGACAGGCTGACGCCCGCCGCCGCATCCAGGGCGACGTGCGCGCCCTGGTGCGCTACTCGATGACCCTCGCCGCCGAGCCCGAGGCCGAAGCCCCCGCCGCCGTCGACTACCCCGAGTCGGCCCGCTGGGAAGGCATCATCGGCTACGAGGATCAGATGACCGGCGACGGTCGCATGATCGCCTCCAACGCCCTCACGTGGGACTTCTCCGTGGAGACTCCCAACCTCCGATTCGTGACCGAGGACGTGGGCGCACACGACGGCGCAGTCACCGTCGGCAAGGTGCTCGGCATCGAGCGTCGAGACGGCGGTGCCATCTGGGCTCACGGCGACTTCGACATGGCATCGGACGAGGGTCGCGAGGCGTACCGGCAGGTGCTCCAGGACCGCCAGAACGGTGTCTCGATGGACATGGACGACGTGTCGTTCGAGATTCGCGTGGCCGGTGAACTGTACGACGAGATGCAGGACATGATGGCGACGCTGTTCGACGAGGACGCCGAGCCCGCCGAGCAGGAGGAGCCCGAGCGCGACGAGGAGGGCCGCGTCACCGTCGCCGAGATGCACAGCGACGACGAGGTGATGGTCACGACCTCTGGCCGCATCCGCGCGCTCACCATCGTCGCTGTCCCCGCGTTCGCCGGTGCCCGCATCGGCATCGCGACCGGCGAGCCCGACGACTCCGAGGACGACGCCCCCGCGAAGCAGACCGACGAGATGTCCCTCGTCGCCGCCGCGGCCCCGGTCGCGCCCCCGGCGGAGTGGTTCGACAAGCCGAACTTCTCCGGCCCGACCCCGCTCACCATCACCCCGGAGGGTCGCGTGTTCGGTCACGCCGCCCTGTGGGGCACCTGCCACCTCTCGCACACCGCGGGCGGCAAGTGCGTGTCCCCGCCGAACAGCCCCTCGAACTACGCCTGGTTCCACACCGGCGCGCTGGAGACGGCGGAGGGTGACATCCTCTCCGTCGGTCACCTGACGATGGGCACCGGGCACGCGAGCGACACGCTCAGCGCGGCGGAGACGGCGGCTCACTACGACAACACCGGTCGCGTCGCCGCGGACGTGCGGATGTACGAGGACCAGTGGGGCATGGCGTTCGCCGGTGGGCTCCGGCCCGGCCTCACCCCCGAGCAGGTGCGCGAGTTCCGCGCCGCGCCCATCTCGGGCGACTGGCGGCGCGTCGGCGGTGCCCTGGAGTTCGTGGCGGGCCTCTCGGTCAACGTCCCCGGCTTCGGAGTGCCCCGCCCTCACGGTCGGATCGCGAAGGACGAACTCCAGTCCCTCGTCGCGTCCGGCATCGTCGTCGACCTCCCCGAGCCGACGGTCGAGTCGCTGAGCGCCAGCGACATCCGATACCTGCGAGCGTTCGCAGACCGAGAGCGGAAGGCCGAACTCGACCGGCTCGCCGCTCGCCGCAACCGAATCAAGGTGGACCGCTTCGCGCGGAGCCGCCGGAAGGGCAAGTGATCATGGGCTGTGCATGCAACAAGCAGAGGACGAACGGCCTCGCGGCCAAGCGCACCGAGTCGACCGCGGACGCGAAGGCTCGCGAGACTCGGGAGGCGCAGAGCAACCAGCGGGCCTCGGGCATCCCGAGCCCGAGCGCGGGCACCCGGTCGACGCCGGTGATGCACGGACGCACTCAGTCGTTCGCGCTGGAGTCCGGCGGGCGCACGGCATCGTTCGGCTCTCGACTGGAGCGGGACGCCGCCGCCGCTCGAACGGGTGGACGCCCCGTCTAACCCGTGTTAGCCTGGTCCCGCCTGCCAGGCTTTGGTCCCCGACGCCGACTCCCCCTCTCGGCCCTCACCGCCCCGCCACATCCCACAGTGGCGGGGCGGTGTCGTTCCGCGGTACAGTTCTCAGGACGTGATGGCGGTTCGGGCCTGCGGACGATGTTCCGTTCACCCCGACCAGGAGGCCACTCGTGTCCACCATCTCGCGTCGCCGGTTCACCCCGACGCTCATCACCCTCGCGACTGCCTACGCCGATCAGGGCGACGAGTCGCAGACTCTCGATCTTCCCGAAGACCTGACCACGCTGTCGGACGAGGAAGTCGCCGCGCTCACCACGCGCGCCGACGAGGCGTTCGACGCGATCTACGGTGACGGCTCGGAGGTTCTTTCCGACGCCGACGCCGCCACGCTCGCGTCCCTCACCGACGCCATCGAGGCGCTCGCCGCGGAGACGACCCGCCGCGAGGAGGCGACCGCACAGCGCCGCACCGACGCCGACGCTCTCGCCGCCCGCCGTGCCGCCGCGCTCGGAGCCGACACCGACGCCGATGGCGCGGACGGCGACGACGAGAACGCCGACGACAACGCCGACGAGGACGGCGAGGACGGTGGCGAGGACGACGCCGAGGAGGACAACCCCTCCGAGGACGACAACGCCGGTGACACCATCACCGCCGCCGGTCAGCGCCGCCCGCTCTCGATCAACCTCGGAGCCGCGAACCGCCGCTCGCGCCGCGCCCAGCCGAAGCGCAAGCAGACGGACACCGCCCGCACGATGCGCGACTACGCCTTCGCCGCGACGAGCGAACTCGGCGTCCAGGCCGACACCGGCATCACGCACGCGGAGGCCGGTGCCATGCTCGGCCAGCGCCTCGCGTCGATGCCGAAGTCGACCTACGAGGCCGCGGCCCGCCGCGGACAGCACATGCGCGAGCAGCACCCGCTCATGGTGCTCCGCCGCGACATCCCCGCCGACCTGATCGTCGCCTCGGCCCACTCGGTCGAGGAGGCCAGCCAGGTCATCAAGCGCGCCGTCGACCAGAGCCGCCTCCCCGGCGGTGCCCTGACCGCGGCAGGCTGGTGCGCCCCGTCCGAGCCGATGTACGACATCTGCACCACGGCGTCCCGTGACGGCCTGCTCTCGATCCCCGAGGTCGGCGTCAGCCGCGGCGGGCTCCTGATCCCCCGCACCCCGTCGTACGCCGACCTCTACAACGAAATCGGCTTCCACTTCACCGAGGCCGACGCCATCGCGGGCAACTACGCTCCCGGCGGTGCCGCGGCGGCTCGCGCCAACGACACGGCCTACGTGGTCGGCGACGAGCGTTCGTGGGGCGGCGCGACCTTCGAGGTCGTCGTGGCCGGCACGACCGCGGCGGACGCTCCGGCGGTCCCGCCCATCGTCGGCCAGACCGTCACCGACGGCGGCGTGACCTGGCGTCGCATCGCGGCCACCTCGAACGTCGAGGGCTCCAAGCCGTGCTTCGAGATGCCGTGCCCCACGTGGGACGACGTGCGTCTGGAGGGCGACGGCCTCTGCCTGACGGCGGACCTGATCACCCAGCGGGGCTACCCGGAGGGCCTGGAGTGGGCGACGGAGAACGCTCTGATCGCGCACGACCACAAGATCAGCGCCGGTCGCATCGCGAAGATGGTCGCGGGCTCGACCAACCGCGTGATGACCACGGGCACGGTCGGCACCACGGCTCCGCTCCTCGCGGCCATCGAGGTCCGCGCCGAGGCCATCCGCTACGGCGGCGTCCTCGCGCGCAACACGCTCCTGGAGGGTGTGTTCCCGTACTGGGTCCGCGGCGCGATCCGCCAGGATCTGTCCGTCCGCCTCGGTGTCGACCTCCTGGAGGTCACCGACCAGCGCATCGACGGATGGTTCCGCCAGCGCGGCATCGTCCCCCAGTACGTGTACGACTGGCAGATGATCCCGATGAACGCGGTCACGTGGCCCGCCACGGTGTCCTTCCTCATGTACGAGGCGGGCGCGTGGATCGGCCTCGTGGACGACATCATCACGCTCAACACCGTGTACGACTCGACTCAGCTCGGTCAGAACAAGTACACGGCCCTCTTCACCGAGGAGGCGTGGAACGTCGCGGCCCGTTGCGGCGTGTCCGAACTGGTCACCGTGCCGATCAACTCCAACGGCGGCACCGCCGCTGGCGAACTGCTCGAAGCCGACCTCCAGCCCGCCGCCTGAGAACGCGAACCGACGACGAGAGGAGGTAGAGGCTGATGGTTCTCATCGCACCTACCGCACCCGTCGCCGCCCCGGCCCGTACGGCACTCCCGTACGGGCTGGGGAGCGTCCTCGGATGGCGCAACGGCGACCGCTTCATGACCGGCGTGAACTGGGTGTCCATCACCTGCGATCCCGCCGGTGGTCGTGGTGGCCCCCACTGCGACCCCGAGGACGTGGTGGGACTCCCCAAGGAGTTCACCGGCGAGCGCACGGCGGGCGAGGCCACGCCGTTCATCGTGTACGGCCACGACCAGTGCAACATCGCCGGGGGCAACTCGGCGGAGGAGGCTCAGGAGTTCGCGACCAACCACCTTCTCGCTCGCGAGGAGGCTCGGGCGGAGCAGGCGCTCTGGACCGGTGACCTCGGCTCCGTGCCGAACTTCTCCGGCGCGAACGGCTACGACGCCCCGGTGGCCCTCGGCGACTTCGCGTCGCCGCTCGACGCGCTCGCCGCCGTCGAGCAGGGCCTCGCTGAGCGCTACGGCTCTCAGGGCGTGATCCACATGAGCCGCAACACCGCGACACTCCTCGGCAAGCACCTGGAGAAGCGCGGCGGACGGCTCTACACCCGAGCCCTCGACACCCCGGTCGTCGCGGGCGCGGGCTACCCCGACGGCTCGATTGTCGGGACCGGCGCGCTCATCGGCTACCGCGGCGACGTGATCACCTCGTCGAACCGTGCGGGTGATCTGCTCGACCGGGCGGACAACACCATGTACGCCATCGCCGAGCGTGAGTACGTCATCGGCTTCGACCCGTGCCCTGTCGTGCAGGCAGGCATCACCGAGGAAGTAGTGAACGCATGAGCGACCCGACGAACACCGACGGCGCGACGGTGAACACCGACGGCCAGACGACCTCCGCCCCCGCCGGTGAGGTGACGTACCCGGACGGGTCCACGTCGACCGAACTGGAGGACCGGAGCGCCGACTTTCCCGGCGAGTACCCGGAAATCGAGGGTGAGCCGATCATCGAGACGCGGGACGGCGTGAAGCACCGGCTCGGCACGGGCTCCGGCCTGGTCGGCTACCGGGGCCTCGCGGCGAAGCGTGCTGAGGCCGCGGCGGAGCGCGAGGAGCGCGAGAACCCGACGGCACCGGTCGCGCCCGACACCGACGAGGAGCGAGCCGCCGCGCTCGCCGCCGCGGCGGAGAAGGGGTACACCGAGGCCGACCTGATCGACTCGGACGGCAACCCTCTCGACGTGGCGGGGATCTACCGGTCCCTCGAAGTCGAGGGCGAGCACGAGCAGGGCCAGGAAGGCGGCTCTGACGCTCCCGAAGGCTCCGGCACGGACGACGACACCTCCGAGGTCGAGAACGGCCAGGAGACGGGCGATGAGGGCTCCAGCGACGAGGAGGAGTCGACCGGCTCCGAGTCCGAGGAGGAGTCCGACGGCGAGGAGGTCATCGACGACGAGGAGTCCGCTCCCGCCGACGAGGGCTACGACCCGTCCGCCCACACGGTCACCGAGGTCACGGCCTACCTCGATGAGAACCCCGACCAGGCCACCTTCGTCCTCGACCGCGAGCGCACCGGCAAGGCGCGCGTCACACTGATCGGAGCCTGACATGGCAACCAAGTGCATCATCCCGCTCCTCGGCAAGCGCCTGCGGGTCACCGAACTCGACAACTGTGGGGCACTGTTCACCGGTGCCATGCAGGTCGCGACCGACGGCTTCACGTCGATCACCCTGTCGGCGGAAATCGAGGAGGGCACCGAAATCATCGTCCGCAAGGCGAGCGGTGCCATGTGCGTGAACGAGAAGATGGCCGACTCGTTCAAGCGCTTCACCATCGAAATCGAGTTCTGCGGCGTGAACCCGTCGCTCCTCGCGCTCGTCACGAACGCGGAGGAGTACAGCGACGGCGAGGACGTGATCGGCTTCACGGTCCCCGAGGGCGAAATCAAGAAGTGGTTCGCGCTCGAACTGTGGACCGGCCTCTCCGGCGTCGTCTGCGCCCCCGGCACCGAGGAGGCCAGCGGATACGTGCTCCTGCCCTTCATCACCGCGGGCATCCTCGGCGACATCGAAATCACCGGCGAGGACGCGATCACGTTCTCGATGACCGGCGCGTCGACCAAGGGTGGCAACCAGTGGGGTGTCGGCCCGTACGACGTGTACGGCACGCCCGCGGGTCCGCTCCCCGAGGCGCTGGATGCGTTCGACCACCTGCTCATGATCGAGACGACCATCGCGCCGCCGCCCGAGGCGTGCGACCCGGCTGTCGTCCCGCCCGTGACTCCGTAAGGACGCCCCGATGGCTGAGCCCACGCTCACCGACGACGCCGCCGCCACTCCGGCGGCGGCGTTCGTCGTCCCGGCGACCCCGCCGCCCACTCAGGCGTGCGGGTGGCCGGTCGTGTACCTCGACTGCTCCGACGGCGACTGCTCCGCCTACGACCAGTGGCCCGAGGATCAGCGCTCCGCGGCAAGGGCATGGTTCGAGGCTCAGGCCATCGACATCCTGTGGAACGCGAGCGGCGGCGTGTTCGGCGTGTGCGACGTGGAACTGCGCCCGTGCCGCCAGGGATGCGAAGGGAACTTCGACTGGGCGACGACGTTCTGGGGCCGCGGCCCCGGCTTCTCGCCTGGCTTCCCCCGCGTCGGCGGCGGCACCGGCGGGGCATCGTTCTACCCCGTGCTCGTGTCCGGCCAGTGGTTCAACATCACGTGCGGGTGCCTCGGTCAGTGCCGATGCTCCCCGTCCGGCCCGAACGTCATCTCCCTCCCCGGCCCCATCGTCGAGGTCACCGAGGTCACCATCGACGGCATCACCGTCGATCCGGCCACGTACCGGATCGACCGGGGCCGGTGGCTGATCCGCGACGGCGACGTGTGGCCGGGGTGCCAGGACATGAACGCCGCCCCGGACGCCGTGGGCTCATTCGTCGTGCGGTACAAGCGCGGCGTGCAGGTGCCCGCCGGTGGTCAGATCGCGGCGGGCCGACTCGCCTGCGAACTCGCGATGGCCGCGTGCGGAGACGACGACTGCGCTCTTCCCGACAACTGGCAGACGATCACCCGGCAGGGCCTCACGGTGAACGCCGACCCGAACATGGACGGCACTCAGGTCACCGGCATCTGGAGCATCGACGAGTGGATCAAGCAGGTGAACCGTCCTCGGACGTTCGCCACGGTGCGCTCTGTCGACCTCCCGAACCTCAGATAGGGTCAGTTCATGCCCGCTCCCGACTTCAAGGTCTACCTCGACTACTACCGCGACCTCATGTCCGCGACGCTCGACCCCGTGCCCGGCAAGGTGTTCGTCCAGCCGGGCGCGGAGGTCGCCTGGGACCAGGAGAAGTGCGACGGCCAGGCATGGTCGCGGATCGTGTCGATGACGCCTGTGCTCGGCTCTCGGAAGGCGAACGGTCAGGCGTGCGTGCAGTGGTGGGACGTGACCTTCGCGGTCGGAGTGCTCCGGTGCGTGGCGAACCTCACGAACCGCGGCAAGGTGCCGACAGCGGACCAGATCACCGCCGACGGCCATCAGTTCGCCGACGACCTCGTAGCGATCCTCACCGCCATCGAGTGTGACCAGTACGTGCGCGAGTTGACCGGCGTGTTCCCTGCGGGGCCACAGGGCAACGCCGCGGGCTCCGAGGTGCAGTTCATCGTCCGCGTGGAACCGTGCTGTGACTGATCATGGCCTCGAAGATCAAGGTCAACATCCACCGCGGCCAGGTCGTCAGTATCGTCGGCCCCATCGCTGACCGCGCGGCGTACAAGGCCGCGCAGAAGGGCCGCGGCTTCATCATCGCCGAGATTCGAGCCGCGGGCCGGGTCAAGACGGGCCGGATGATCCAGGGCATGCAGGTGCGCACCATCTCGTCGAGCGACCTGATCCGCCGGTACGAGGTGTCGTCGAGCGCTCCGTACACAATCTTCCAGAACAACGGCACCCGAGCCCACGGGCCTCGCACCAAGCAGGTGATGAGGTTCATCCCGAAGGGCGGGTCGCAGTTCGTGTTCGCCAAGTGGGTGCGGGGCATCGAGGGGGCTCACTTCATGGAGAAGGGGGCCGCTCGGCTCCGGGCCTCCGACTTCGTGTAGCACTAACCCCCGTTCGGCCGTATGCTGGGACTCATGCCCGCACAGACCGTCGTCACCAAGAGGAAGCCCGCCGCGGCGAAGGCTCCCACCGACCGCCAGCCGAAGGCCACGACCGCGAAGGCGGCGAAGGCCGCTCCGATCATCGACATCGAGGACGAGTCCGAGCCGATCCCGGTGCGGCTCGTCGGCGTCGACTACGTGGCCCACCGCCCGAAGGCGATGCTCGCCGTCCGCCTCGGTGAGCGCATCCAGCAGGTCGACATGGAGAACATCGAGGAGGTCGTCGAGCAGTTCGGCTCCTTCCTCAAACTCACGTTCGGCTCCGAGACGAGCGCGGCGATCATGGCCCGCCTGGAGGACGAGGACGACCGGCTCGACGTGATCCACCTGCTCAAGTTCGTCGAGCGGATCACGGAGGTCGTCACGGGTCGCCCCCCTACGTCGCCTCCCGCCTCGGCCAACTAGCAGTCGCGAGGTGGGAGGCCCTGAACGGCTACGCGGTAGCCCACGGCCTGCCGGACCTCCGGTCGATGCCGTTCGCGGCGTTCCTCGACTTCGTGTACTACATGCTCACCCGCAACGGCGACGAGCAGGCGGTCGAGAAGTTCCGTCGGAACCTGTGGATGCCGCCGAAGGGGGTCGCCCCTGACGCGCGCTCCCCGTGGTCGCCGGAGGCCGAGACTGCCGCCTTCCGTGCCGTGAAGGCGATGACCACCGGACAAGGCCCCGTGCTCGACGCGAGCGGGGGATCGTAGCGCTCCGCCTGTCGGTCCCGCTACCCTAGACATCGAGACAGGGCGACGCTCATACCGCCCGTCGGCTACTGCATTGGCTGACGGGAGGAGGGCACGTGGCAGGCAACAGCGTCGGCTCGGTGTCCATCACCATCGAGGCGGATGCATCGGATGTTCCCTCCGATGTCGAGAAAGCGGCGAAGGGCGTCCAGTCAGTCGGTGAGCGACTGGGCCGGGCGATCAACCAGGGCCTCGCCAACGGCTTCCGCTCGTCCATCGCCGCCGCGGTCGACCCGGTGCGCGACCGGATCGTCCAGTCCCTCTCCCAGGCGGGCTCTCAGGCCGCATCGGCGCTCGGTCGGGCGCTCGGCCCCGCCACGACCCCGTTCAAGAACCTCGCCGCCGGGTTCAACGACACGCGAGCGGCGGCATCGTCCCTAACCGGGGTTATGGGGACTCTCGGAGGCGGCATCCGATCCGCCCTCCAGCCCGGCATCACCGCGACCGCGAACCTCGTCGCCGGATGGCGAGACAACCAGGCCGCGGCCTCGTCGTTCACCGGCGCTCTCGGCACCGTCGGCGGGCTCGCCCGCGCCGCCTTCGACACGGCCAAGTCCGCCGTCTCCGGCTTCACCTCCGTCGCGTCCAGCGCGTTCCAGGGCATCGTCTCCGTAGCCTCCTCGGTCTGGGAGAAGATCAAGTCCGGCGCGTCCGCCGCGATGAAGGCCATCGGCTCCACCGTCTCCGACGGGCTCGCCGTCGCCGGGAAGTTGGCCGGGACCGCCATCGCCGGTACGGTCGGCGTCGCCCTGACCAAGGGCTTCTCCCGCCTGGAGTCCATCGACACGGCGACCGCGAAGTTGACCGGCCTCGGCCACAGCGCCGAGAACATCTCGTCGATCATGACCTCCGCGACGAACGCCGTCCGCGGGACCGCGTTCGGGCTCGGTGACGCCGCCGCCGCCGCGGCCCAGTTCTCCGCCGCGGGTGTGCCCCTGGAGGGCATGGAGCGGTCGCTGAAAATCCTCTCCTCGACCGCCGCCGTCGCGGGCACCGGGCTCGGCGAGATGACGACGATCTTCGGCAAGGTCGCGGCGACCGGCAAACTGTCCGGCGACGTGCTCTCGCAGTTGTCCGAGCGCGGCATCCCCGTGCTCTCCCTGCTCGCCGACAAGTACGGCGTGACGGCGGAAGCCGCTCAGCAGATGGTGTCCGAGGGCAAGGTGTCCTTCGAGGACTTCCAGTCCGTCATGGAGGGCTCTCTCGGCCCCGCCGCCGCGGCGATGGGGCAGTCCTTCTCGGGCATGCTGACCAACGTCGGCGCGGCGCTCGGTCGACTCGGTGCCGCGGCTCAGGCCCCGGCGTTCCAGGCGCTCAAGTCGCTGTTCCCGCCGATCATGTCGGCCATCGACCAGTTGACCCCGGTGGTGTCGGCGCTCGCCACTGCCCTCGGGGAGCGGCTGGCACCGGTCGTGGAGGGCCTGGCGGGCTTCCTCGGTAGCCTCGACCTCTCCGGCTTCGCTTCGTCGCTCACAGGGGCCTCCGGCGGCGCTACGTCGTTCGTGAACGCGCTGGGGCCGCTCCTGCCGGTACTCGGGGCCGCGGCAGGCATGTTCGGCCCGCTCCTGACCCAACTCCCCGTCGTCGGTGGCCTGTTCGCCGGGCTCACCGGACCCGTCGGCCTGCTCGGCGGTGCCCTCATCGCGCTCACGGCGATCAAGCCCGACACGCTCATGTCCGGCTTCGACTCCATCGCCTCCGCCCTGCCGGGCATGATCACGACCATCGTCAACGGCATCTCGACCCTCGTGCCCCAGATGGTTCAGCGGATCGCGGCCAACATCCCCGTGTTCGTCGCGGGCATCCTGCAACTCGTCACCGCGGTCATCCCAGCGCTCGCGACGGCCATCCCGCAGATCGTAACCGCGGTTACGTCGATCATCCCGACGATCATCACCACGCTCCTCGGTGCCGTGCCGACCCTCCTCATGGCGGCGCTGACCCTGTTCCAGTCGATCATCCAGGCGATCATCACCGTCGTCCCTCAGATCATCACGGCGCTCGTCACGATGCTCCCGCAACTCGCGACAGCGATCATCTCGGCGCTCCCGCTCATGATCACCGCGGCGCTCGAACTGTTCATGGGCATCGTGCAGGGCGTCATCCAGGCGATCCCAGTCATCATCTCCGCCGTGCTCGAACTCCTGCCGGTGCTCCTGGAGACAGTCGTCGGGATGATCCCCGACCTGATCAACGCCGCCCTCGAACTGTTCCTCGGCATCATCCTCGGCCTCGCACAGGCGATCCCGCAGATCATCACTGCCGTCCTCGGCCTGCTCCCGCAACTCATCTCCACGCTGATCGGCATGATCCCGACGCTGATCCAGGGTGCCGTGCAGTTGTTCACCGGCATCGTGACGGCGCTCCCGAAGGTCATCCCGCAGATCATCTCGGCCCTGATCGGCCTCGCGCCGGTCATGGTCGGCGCGCTCATCCAACTCGTCCCGCAGTTGATCCAGGCCGGTGTCGACCTCATCTCCGGCCTCGTCAACGGTCTGCTCTCCGCCGCGGGCCAGGTCGGCGAGACTCTGCTCAACATCGCGAAGAACGCCGTCGGCGACTTCCTGTCGTTCCTCGGCATCCACTCCCCGTCGCGCCTCATGTACGAGGCCGGTGAGGACACGATGCAGGGCTACATCAACGCCCTCGACGACATGTCCGACGATGCGTCGGAGGCGATGATCAACGCGCTCACCCCGCCGCCCGCTCCGGGCCTGGAGCCTGCCGCGGCGGCTCTCGGTCGCGTCGGTGCGACGACCCCGCAGGCCGCGGGTGTCGGCGGCGGCTACGGCGACAACGGCTACGGCGGCGTGCCCGGCGTGCCGCAGGACATCGACATCAACGTCATCGGCGAACTCCACCCCGAGCGCACCGCCCGCGCGGTCGCGGATACGCTCGCTGAGAAGGTCGCCGTGGTGGCGGCATGAGGAGGATGAATCGTGCTCGATGAGTACCTGGCCCTCGGGGGCGTCGAACTCGGGAACAACGCCCGAGCGTACGACTACGCCTCGTGCCTGTCGTGCTGTGCGGGCCTCCTGAAACTGCCCGGCTGTGACGGCATCCACGACGCGACGACCGGCTTCACGGACGCCGTGCGCGAGTGGCAGACCCAGCGCACCAACCTGTTCACCAACCCGTCGTTCGAGCAGTCGTCGGTGACCGCCGAGGTGTGGCGGAACCTGATCCTCAACCCGCGATTCGTCGGCGTCACCGGCTGGACTCTCGTCGGTGCCACTGCCGTCGACCTCGGGAACGGTGCCATCGAGGCCACCATCGGCGCGTCTCCGCCGTCCTCGAACTTCCTGACGCCGGACCTCACGTCGGCGTTCTCGGGGTTCGTCGCAGGTGACCGTTTCTCGGCCTCGTACACGATCCAGAACACCGGCACCACAGCCGGTTCGTTCCGCGTGGCGACCTACGACGGCACGGTGTATCAGTACGGCCCGGCGGTGACGATCAACCCCGGCGAGACGAAGGATGTCCAGGCAGTCGGTCAGACGGCAGTCGCGGGCGTGGCCTACATGCAACCACGCCTGCACGTGACCGGCGTGTCGACGGGTGGGAAGTTCCGCATCTCGAAGGCCCTCGCGGTGAAAGCACCGATCCTCCCGGCCTACTTCGACCCGGTGGTCGGCTCGGGCGACCCCGACCTGACGGCGGCGTGGACCGGCACGGTGAACAACTCGGCGTCCGTGCTCAACGGCGCTCGCCTCGGCGGCACCGCCAACGGCACGGTCGTCAACGTCCGATCCTCCCAGTGGTCGGAAGACGGCGCGTACTCGATGCGCATGGTGCCGAAGTACCCGACGGTCGGGAGCGGATACCTCGACATCGGGGCCATCGGCGGTGTCGCCGGTGGGGTGAACCTGGAGCGCGGCAAGACGTACACCGCGTACGTCGTCATCCACAAGGAGCAGGCGACCGGAGCCAACCGCGGCGGGCTGATCTACACGTCCCAGGACGGCACGTCTGCTCGCACCATGTACGCACCGAACGCCGCGGGCGACCACGTGCTCCGCATCGTCTTCACCCCCTCGGCGACCGGGTGGGGATACCTCCGCATCTACCACGGCGGGGCCATCGGCGAGCCCGACATCTGGGCGGACACCGCGTACGTCGTCGAGGGTGACTACGGCGGCGAGTGGTTCGATGGCGGGAGCCTGCCCCTCTCACTCGACGACGAGGTGTGGCGGGTCATGTGGACTGGCCCGGCAGACGCGAGCACCAGCGTCCTCCAGGAGAACGTCGTCGTGAGCCCGGCGGAGTCCGATGAGCCACCGTACTCGTGCGCCGACATCGCACTCGCTCCTTGGTACGACCAGTCGAACCCGTTCAGCCGGGACTTCGCGGGCTTCTACCTGCTCTCCGTGAAGGGCATCACCGACGGGACCATGACGGCGGGCGTCACCGAATCCGTCGGCTACGGCGGTGTGATCGGCTCCCCGCACTACGCGACGCGCTCCGTGCGCGTCCGGTCCATGCTCGTCGGGTGTGGCCGCGCGGCGACGCACTACGGCCTCGCCTGGTTGAAGGCCGCGCTCGGCGAGTCGTTCTGCTCGCGCCACGGTGACGCCTGTGGAACGTCGGACCTCGCGTTCTTCATCGACTGCCCGCCAGTGCTCGAACCCGGAGAGACGGACTACGCCGCGGCCACGTCGCCGTACCGGCGCTACCTGCATGATGTGGCCTGCACCTCCTCCCCGATCATCCAGGAGGAGTACGAGACTCCGAGCGGTGCCTACGTCGTCATCGTCGAGTACATCCTCACCGCGGAATCGCCGTTCGTGTGGGGCGAGACGGTGCAGGCGGAGTCGACGGGCGCAGTGCTGACGGCGTTCGACGACATCCCGTTCAACCTCATGCGCCGCCCCTCCGGCGAGCAGGGCGACGGCGTGCCCGCGGTCGTGGCGACCCAGTATGCGTTCAACGGGTCCGCGGAGTACGGCGGCTCGGCGGCGGCTCTGCCGACCGGCTGGGCTCGCTCGGTGACCAACATCGCCGCGGGTCTGACCGACTCGAAGTCCTCCGACATCGCCGCCGTGGGTCCGTCTAGCGCCAGCGTGCGCCTTCTCGCGACCGGCCCGGTGAACGCGGGCTCGATCCGCCTCTACTACGACGTGGCGCTGGGGTCGCTCCCCGCGGGCTCGTCGCCGTCGGTGTCGCTGTGGGCGGCGGCTCTCACCTACGCCGGTGCCCCCGTCGCCGCGCCGATCAGTGCCGAGGTCGAGTGGCGAACCGCCTCCGCGACCGTCTCGACGGCCCCACTGGGCCAGATTCCGCTCAACGGCGGCAACATCTCCGCGCCGGGCCTCACCCGCCCGCCGACGGCGACGGTGGCCCGCATCGCCGTCACGCTCCCGATCACCAGCGCTGTCGCTGGCGATGACATCCGCCTCTACGCCGACGCCTTCGGCCTGACCGTGCCCTAGGGGGAGACATGGCTACTTACGACAAGGGCACCGGCACCTCGGGCACCCTCCGCATCAACGTCTCGTACTCGCAGAACTACTCGTCGAACACGACGACGTACTCGTTCTCGTTCCAGATCATCAACACGTCTGGACCGACGTTCGTCAACAACCTCGGGTGGTCGGGCAACGCCGCCGGTGTGGCTAACTCGGGTTCGGTAAGCATCTCCGGCGCGGGCACTTACACGCTCTGGTCGTCCGGTCGTGGCCCGATGGCTCACGACGGTAACGGTAACCTCGCGGCGGCGTCTCGCCGGTTCTTCTTCACGATGAACGGCTCCGGCACGTCCGGGCTCGGTGGCCCCACGACCATCGACATCTACGTGCCGGTGTCTCGCATCCCCGAGGCCCCCGGTCCCGGCGGCGCAGTCACGGTGTCCAACATCACCCCGACCGGTGCGCGCTTCACCTGGCCCGCGTCGAGCCGCGGCCACTCCGACATCACCGACTACGGCCTGTACGTGTCCACGGTGCCGAACTTCGCGTCGCACGTGTTCCAGGGCTGGGTCGGCACCAGCCGGACCCGTGACCTCAACATCTTCGACCCCGGCACCACGTACTACGCCCGCGTTCGCGCAGTGAACGCCGACGGCACGGGCGCGTACGGCCCCACCACGACGTTCACCACGCTCCCCTCGACCCCGCCCACCCTCGTCTCGGTCACGCCCGACGCCACCGGTCGCCAGGCCACCATCGTCATGACTCCGCCCAGCGGCATCTCCTCAGTCGACTCCTACACGATCCAGCGGCGCACCCCCGGCGGCTCCTGGTCGGATGCCGCGTCCGGCTCCGCGAACCCCACGCAGACCGTCACGGGGCTCACTCCGGGGCAGACGTACGAGTGGCGGGTGACAGCCAAGATCGGCTCGTACACGACGCCGGAATCGAACTCGATCACCCGCACCCAGCCTCAGCCGAACGCCTCTCCGGGCTCGTTCTGGAACGGCGACACCACCGACACCCCGACGACGAACTACGGCTGGACCGGGGCGGCGGGCGGAAGCACCTCGACGGCGCAGACCCTCACCGGTGGAGCGATCGGATGGTTGAAGGGTGCGGCGCTGACCGCCGTCTCGGGCGGGACCGCAGTCCAGTACCAGATCGCGGGCGGCATCGAGCCGAACGGCAACTCGGGCAACTGGGCCGTCCAGCACGTCATCCTGACTGCGGCGACCGGCAACGGCTTCCGCGGTGGCACCGACGGTGTGGACGGCTACGCGGCTGTCACCGTCGGCGGCTTCTACATGGGTTCCATCTGGGTCGAGACTTCGCGAGCCCGCATGCTCGCCGCGATGTGGGTCTGGTACAACGCGGGCGGGGCCGTCGTCGGAACGTCGATGGGCCAGGGCGTCTCGATGGCGGCGGACACCCCGACTCGACTCACCGTCCTCGCGCAGGCTCCCGCCGGTGCCGTGCGCGGTGCCGTCGTGTTCACCGACCCTCCCGGCTCCTCGATCATGGCGGCGGGCGACACGATCACAGCGGACGCCGCGATGGCGAGCACCGGCACGCTGTACCCGTACTTCGACGGCGACACCGCCGACACCTCGCAGTTCATCTACGGCTGGGAGGACGCGCAGTACATCTCGCCGTCGTTCCGTGAGTCGATCCCGCAGGCGGAGCAGAACCCTCTCCAAGACCCGAACTGTGACCCGCTCCCGATCCCTCCGGCTCCTCCGAGCATCGAGGACGACTGCATCACGCCTATCGGTTCGTGGCGTCGGACGTGGTACGTCATCGACGCCGGTCAGGTGCCGGACCACCTCGCGGCGGCTCCGACGGTCACCCTCCAGACGTTCGGTGAGGCGGAGAGTCAGGTGCGCATCCGCTGGTACGCGAACCCGGACTGCACTCCTCCTCTCGACTTCGACGCCTCGGAGTGGGAGTTCGAGCAGGTGGTGACGTTCGTGCCCGCGAACACAACGATGACCCTGGAGGGCGTGTCTCAGCGCGTGTGGGCGGAGGTGCCGACCGGCTCCCCGGCCATCGCCGCCGACTCGCTCCTTCGAGGCACCGGCGGCGTCCCCGCGACGTGGCCGATCATCTCGTGCGGTATCTGCTGGCTCATCAGCCTCGACACCGCCTTGGACTCGACCCCCGGTAACCTCGTCGTGACGGCTGGTCTGACGGTGAGGGAGTGACGTGGCAGACGGACAGTATGGACCGTGCATCGCCAACCACCGCATCTCGATCAAGGATCGCGGTGGTTCGCGGCACGTCGAGAACCTCATCGACATCGCCTCCGTCGAGTGGGGGCGCAAGCGCGATACCAAGTCGTCGGCGCAGTTCACGATCAGCGGTCGGGCATGCGACGCACAGGCTGACATCATCCGCGCGGTCGCGGACGCCACGGGTCGCTACGAGGTCGTGATCCACCGCGGCGACGACCGCGTGTGGGAGGGTCCGCTCCGGCGCGTCGAGACGGTGCGCGACAACGCCATGTTCCTCGCGACGGACGTGAAGGAATACCTCGACCACACGTCGCTGTCGGTGCCCTGGCCGAACTCGGATGGCGGCGGGCCGACGCTCATGGGCGAACGCATCGAGCAGATCATCACGCACGAACTCACCGAGCCGTACCAGATGCTCACGAACTCCGGTGCGGTCGAGGTGCCGCGGTGGGAGCAGTTGGACCCGCCGATCAACGTGCTCCCGTTCCTGACGGTGTACCCCGGCACGGTCCTCACGCGCTCGTCCACCGAGGAGTTCGAGATGCTTCTCGGCGAGCACATCGACAACCTCGTGGACGGCGGCATGGACTTCACCGTCGTCGGTCGCCGAATCATCTTCTGGGACTCGGCACTCAGCATCGGCCAGACGCGCGTGCTCACCGATGCGGACTTTCTCGGCGACATCAAGGTCATCCGGTACGGGAGCGACCACTGGTCCATCTCGCACCTGTCGGCATCGCAGGCCGACGAGGATGCGGAGCGCGGCGTAGGCCACGCGGGAGCCCCGCACCCGTACTACGGCGTCTGGGAGAACATCGTGTCGATGCAGAGCGAGGAAGGCACTTCGGAGCCGACGCAGACCGAACTCAACTCGCAGGCTCAACGCGACATCCTGCACCGTACCCCGGTCCCACTGGAGGTGCGCGTACCGGACAACGTGGGCATCCGGCTCACCGACGACCTGACCATTCAGCACCTTGTTCCCGGCGTCATCATGCCGGTCACGACGGCGAAGAACATCCAGGTGGTCACCCAGCCCCAGAGGCTCGATGAGATGAAGGTCGTCGAGACGGCGGCGGGTGAGGTCATCACCGTGAACCTCAGCCCGTTCGGTCAGGCGGTGGCATGATGTCGCGTCCACCCATCCGTACCGAGGAGGGAATGCTCGGCTCGATCCTCCGCCGCCTCACGCTCGTCGAGCGGCGCGTGACCAAGACGCCCGCGGGCCTCCCGGCACGTCTCGGGCCGGAGGGCCAGGAGGTCACGAACTGGAACGACGCCGTGCTCCCTGGCTTCTACTGGTCCGCCGCGGCGGCGACGAACGCCCCTCCGAGCACCACGGTCATCACTGGCACGGTGGGCGTGTCGTTCGCAAGCGGTCAGCCTGTCGTTTTCCAGGAGGTCCGGCGCGGAGCAGACCCGTACCAGGCGACCTCATACCGCCGCTACCGGTCCACCGCGGGCGTCTGGACGCCCTGGCGACTCGACGGTCGAGGTCGAGGCCCCACGACCCTCCGCACGGCCACCACGCCCCAGTATTGGGACTTCTGGGACGACACGACCGACGGGCTCACCTACGTCGGCAACAAGTCCGGCGGGTGGCGACTGTTCTCCGGCCAGGTGGCCCTCGCGAACCGCGCGTGGGACTTGTCGTCTCCGCCGGTCTACGCGCGCTCCGACTCTGCGACCATCCCGACGGTGCTGGAGACGAATGAGTACCTACAGGTGACGCCTATCGCGCTCGGCACCGGCTACGCGACAATGGGAGTCGTCGCGTTGATCCGCAACCCGACCAACTCGACGCTCTCGACACGGCTCATGCAGTTCGCCGCGGCGACGACTCAGAACTACGTGTACCAGTGGCAGATTGCCACCTACTGACCGAAGGGATCATGATGACCGACACCACCGCTCAGCACATCGCCGCCCGCGATGACCTCGACCTCCAGCAGAGGCTCATCGCCGCCGCCGAGCAGATGGGCGTCTCCAGCGCTCAGTCCACGGTCGTCTCGAACCTAGGCACGCTCATCTCGAAGCCGATCACCGTGAACGGGGAGGAGACGACCCTAACCAAGGTTCACGGCTACGCGAGCGCCGTCCGCCGCGACCTCCTCGCGTCCGAGGCCGCGATGCCTCCGGGCCTCAACCCCGGAGCGGTCACCGACGATCACCTCCGCGCCGCCATCGCCGCCGTCATCCAGTCGCCGACCACCCCGTCGACCCCGCCCGTGGACTCCGGCGAATGAGCGGCGTCGGCGAGTGGAATGAGGTCGAGGTCCGCGACTCGTTCGGTCGAGTCGTGGGCGTCGAGGGGTCGTTCACCGTGGACATCCCGCTCGAAGTCGCCGTGAACGGCGGCACCATCGAGGCCCCTGACGGCTCGATCATCACGGTCACCCCAGAGCCCGGAGACGGGTTCGAGTTCACCGCAGAGGAGGCGCAGGCATGACCGCCGTGCCCAACTACCTCGACACCATCCCGCTCGCCGACCAGGCGCAGATCAAGCAGTCGCTCCTCGACTGGCGGGACGCTGGCGAGCCCCACCCGATGATCCCGCTGGACGGCGACGTGGACGGCGACGGCATCGCCGATGCCTTCGCGCTCGACGCTTTCGGCAACCTCGTCATCGTGCCCGCCGTGCCGATCACGGACACCGTGTCGCTGTCGACCGGCACCGGCGTCGAGACAGACCGGAAGGGCGAGGAGGATGGCTGACGCATGGGTGTGGCGTGACGGCGCTCGCCTCACGCCCTGGATGAAGTACCAGATCGACCGGCTCAGCGCCGCCATGTTCGCGCTGTTCGGCGTGCGCATCATCGTCTCCTCCGGCATCCGCACGTACGCCGAGCAGGAAGCCATCTTCCGAGCCCGGTACGTCCTCGTCGGTGACGTGCGCGGACGCAAGGTCTACGACACCCGCTGGTGGAACGGTCGACTCTGGTATCGCATCAGCGCCGCCGGGACGGTCGCCGCACCAGGCTCCTCGAACCACGAGATTCAGGGCTCGCGCGCCGCAGTCGACATCCGCGACACCGGCTCCGACGCCGGGATCATGACCGCGACCTCGAAGCGGGGCCGCTGGATCAGACAGCACGCCCACGAGTACGACCTCGTAGCGGAGGGCGACGGCTTCGGCGAGGGCTGGCACTTCGCCACGCTGAACATCTGGAAGGCCGTCCCCGGTGGGGGCGGTTCGATCACACCACCCGAGAGGAAAGACATGTTCCGCCAGTACCACCGCGAGGACGCGACGGCGCGCGCGAAGGGCCGCGAGTTGGCTCCTGGCGCGTCGTTCTACCTGCACACGACCAACGGCGCTCCGACGTTCAACGCCTCGAACATCGTCGGCGGCATCGGCGAGTACGAGTTCGTTCTCCACGTCTACGCGGAGGGCAAGCCGGGTGACCAACTCGAACTCGTGCTCCTGTGGGACGACACCCGGACGAACGGACCCCACAGCCCGCACTACGTCGAGGTCATGACGTTCCAGGACCGCGGCGACGGCACCGGCATCATCCGGGCCAACGTCCCGTTCCAGCGGCCCGTCGCCGCGGGGTACGCGGTGTACGCGCGCCTGACCGCCGGAGCGAAGAACGACGCGAAGGCGAAGATCACGCTCCTCGACTCGGATGCGCTGTTGCACCAGTGATGTACTCAGGACTCCCCCCGCGCGAGCGCCGCGCGGTCCAGGCATCCCTCGTCGCCGGGTGGCTCGCGGCGACGGGGGCTGGTGTGACCGCGGCGCTCAACCCGACGAGTGTGACGCTCCTGGCGATGGGTCCAGTGATCGCGGCCATCATGGGCGTGATTCTGACCATCTCCGCGGTCGTCGCGTGCGTCGGCGTGCTCGCTCAGCGATACCGCCTGGAGTGGGTCGCGGCGTGGACGGCGGCGGCGGGGTTCGTGCCGTACTCGATCACGATTTGGTCGCTCACCATCACGGATAACCTGTCGTGGCTCACGGCATCGTTCATCTCGACGGTGAGCCTCGCGTTCTACGTGTCCCGCGCCCTCCTCTGCGCCGCTCACGCGGCGAAGTTGCGGATCGTGCACGAGGCCAGCGAGACGATTACTTCCGCGCTGGACGCGGTGCAGGGGGACGACGATGGTGCAGGTTCTCGTTAGTGCGGCTGTCGAGCCCGACCCGTCGATGCCGTGGCTCGGGCCACTCATCGCCGTCGCTACCATCGTCCTCGGCGGCGGTGGCCTCGCGGCTCTCCTCCGGGTCCGTCACGACAAGCGGATCGGCGTCGCCCAGCAGGAAACCGCTGAGGATGACGCGCTCTCGAACCGCTGGCGCGCGATCATCGAGACGCAGACGAAAGTCCTGCTGGAGCCGATGGAGAAGCAGATCGGCGAGTTGAAGGGCGAGGTCGCGGGCTTGAAGAGCGAGGTCGCGGAGTCCCGCCGGAAGTATTGGGGGGCCATCGGGTACATCCGCACGCTGAGCAACTGGATCGCACGCCACCTGCCCGAGTCCATCGAGCAGGTTCCACCACCCCCCGCCGTCCTGGCGGAGGACATCTGAAAGGAATCGCATGAACGTCATCACCCTCACCCTCCAGAACGGGGTGTGGGCCGACGCGGGCGAAGTCCCCGTCGTGTCCGTCGCTTTCGACTGGCCCATCATCGTCGGCATGATCGTCTCGGTCGTGCTCCCGCTCCTCGTGGGGCTCGCGACGACCCGCATCACCAAGTCCGGCGTGCGCGCCACCGTGCTCGCTCTTCTCGCCGCGGTCACGGGCCTCCTGACCGAACTCGGGAATGCGCTCACCGCCGGGGTGACCTACAACCTCGGCATGGGCCTCGTGTTCGCCCTGGCGTCCTTCCTGGTCGCCGTCGGCATGCACTTCGGCATCTACAAGCCGACCGGCGCGTCGACCGCGGCGCAGAACGCGCTCGGCGGCGACAAGGCTCTCCCGCCTGGCTCCGTGTCCTAACCGGGATTCGACCCCAGCCCTCCGGTCGGCTAGACTATATGTATAAGCCAAGCCGACCGGAGGGTATTTCCATGCACACGAACACCGAGCCCCTGCCCGCAGACCTCGCGCACCCGCGGCGTGACCGCCCGAAGGGGAGTGACCTCGCGGGCATCATCGTCGGAGCCGTCACCGGTACTCTCGCCATCGGCCTGACGATCGTCGCGCTGGTCGTCTTGTGACCGAGCACCGACTCGTCCTCAACTACGAGCGCCCCCCGCTCTCGGAGAACTACCGGCAGAACCGCTACGAGCGCGCTCGCCTGGTCCGCGACCTCCGCACCGCCGCCGGATGGTGGGCTCGATCCCTCCGCATCCGCGCCGAGCGGGTCGAGGTCGGCCTGATCTGGGTCGTCGCGGATGGCCGACGGCGCGATGAGGACAACGTGGTCCCGACGCTGAAAGCCCTCTGCGACGGCCTGGTCGACGGCGGGATCGTGCCCGATGACACGCCGCAGTACATGGTCAAGCGGATGCCGGTCATCGAGCGCCGCGACGGCGAGACTCCGCACCTCGAACTGGTGCTGTCGGTGCCCGACGCTAACCTGGCTTAGGCCCGGTCTGATAGACTATACGAGTAAGCCAAACAACCAAGGAGGCACAATGCCGACCACCGAACTGACCACCCGCCAGCCCATCCTCGTCGTCACCCGCGAGGTCGACGGCGACGACGCCTACTTCCGAGCGCGGCAGGGTGGCATCACCGCCACCGAACTCCGGGACTGGAAGCAACCGGCCAAGCGCCGCGCCATCCTCACCGAGAAGGCGACGGGCGAGCACGAGACGCGCAAGGTCCGCGCGTTCGACCACGGCAACTACCGCGAGCCGTTCATCGCCGAGTGGGCCGCGGCCACGCACGGAGTCGTTCACTCGACCGGCCTCTACGCCCACCCCGACAATCCCCGCTACCTCGCCACGGCAGACGGCCACCTCGCGGGCTTCACGCTGACGTACGAGCCCGGCCCCAACGGCGTCACCGTCGAAATCAAGACGACGACGAAAGACCTCACGCCGGGCCGTCTCGACGCCAACCGCGTCGTCGTCGAGTTCGACCCCAAGTCGCACTTCGCCAAGACGAAGTACCTCCGGCAGATCATGTGGCAGATGTTCGTGATGAACGCGGCGCGGTGCCTGTTCATCTGGGAGCCGTACACGACGGATCAGCGCGACCCGGAGAGCGGCAACTACGTCGTCACCGGCCCTCCCGAGTGGGCCATCATCGAGCGCGACCAGGCCATGATCGACGACCTCGTAGCCGAGGCGGACGCCGCCCTCGAACTGATCGACTCCGCGCGCGCGACCGGGCTCCCGCCGGTGAGCGACATCCCCGTCGATGAGGCGATCCTGCTCAACGACCTGTTCGACGCCCGCGAAACCCTCGCCATCGCCGAGGCGAAGCGCGTCCGTGCGTGGGATGCGCTCATGGCCCTCTACGAGGATCGCGGTGAGGAGTTCTCCGAGGAGCGTGGGTTCGCTCAGGTGTCTTACACGCCCGGCAAGCCGGGCACGAAGAAGGTCGTCGACACCGAGGCGATGAAGAAGCGGGCTCCGAGCCTGGTCGCCCGCTACGAGGCCCTGGTGAAGCGGCACACGCGCGTCGAGCCGACCGAGCCCGGCAAGCCTCGCATGACGATCACGGACAAGCGGTGAGTGTCGGACCCCGACGCTAACCTGGATTAGTACCCAACCAGAAAGGCACATCATGGCTGACGCCGAACCCACGCTGTACCCGAACCTCGCGAGCGCGCTCGCGGCGTTCCACCTCCACCTCCCGACCGTCGCGAAGGGCAACACCGCGAAGGTCGAGGGCTCCCGCGGATCGTACTCGTACGACTACGCCGACCTGAAAGACGTGTCCGCGGCGATCCTGCCCGCGCTCGCGAACGTCGGGCTCACCTGGATCACTCGACCGGACACTGCCGACGACGGCACGATCATCCTCCACTACTCGCTCGTGCACGGCGACAGCGGCGACACCATCGAGGGGTCCGTGGCCGTCGGGCGCAAGGGCGACCGCTGGCAGGACTTGGGCGGAGCACTCACCTACGCCCGCCGGTACATGCTCGTCTCGGTCACCGGTGTCGCGCCGGGCGGCGACGACAACGACGGCGCGGGAGCGACCGCCGGTGCGGCACCCCAGCAGGAAGCGCCGAAGCAGTACCTCCCCGTTGGGCTCTACGACCTCTCGAAGGTCAAGAGCCGGAAGGCCGCGGAGGAGATGTTCTACATCGCCCGCGGTGCCGGTCACCTCGGCCTGTACGTGCAGACGCCGAGCGGCGAGGACGTGTTCTTCGGCGACTGGCTCCGCATCACCGGTGCCCAGTACCCCGAAGTCGAGCCCGAGGACGAGTCCCAGGACGCCGACGAGAGCACCGGCGAGGTGCCCATGACCGACGAGCAGAAGGCGGAAGCGGCAGAGCGCGCGGCCATCGAAGCGCACGAGGCCGAACTCGCCCGCCAGGAAGCGGAAGCCGCTGGCGGCTCGGCAAGCCCCGAGGACAACTCGTGAGCGCGGAACTGCCCGAGGGCATGGACATCGACGACGTGCGCGCACACGCGATGAGCCTCGGCTTCATCGGCGCACTGATCAACCTCACGAGCACGTTCCTGACAGCAGAGGACGGGTCCGCGGAGGAGTCCGAGGCTGAGGATGCGCTCGACGAGTACCTGGAGCGCGTGCTCGACATGGGCGCGGAAGTCGCCGGGAAGTTGCTCCTCACGTTCGCGAGCCTGATCGTGCAGGTGGCCGACCAGGAGTCCGTGCAGGCGTGGTTCAACGACCAGGCCAGCCGCATCGGGCCGTACCTCGCGGAGGCGGGCCTGATGCCCGAGCCGGAGGAACCCGCCGGTGAGTGACGACAGCCGTGTGCTGAACCCGGTCGACATCGAGGCAGGCATCCGTGCGGCTGTCGCTGAGGTGGCGACCGGGGTCAACGAGTACACGATCAAGTTGCGGGAGTACCGCGAGGCCGAGCGGTTGTTCGACCTCGCGTGGGCTCGGGCATACATGTCGAAGGAAGGTCCGGTCGAACAGCGCAAGCAACACGCGGTGATGGCGACCGAGGAGGAGAAGATCGCCCTCGACGTGGCGGAGGTCGCGTTCAAGTACGTCGACCGACGACTCCGGGCCGCGGAGTCCACGCTGTCCGCGTACCAGACGCTCTCGAAGTCGGTCATGGCGATGTACGGCGCGGCGGGCAGGGGTGAATACTGATGGCTCGACCTCTGATCCCCGACCTCCCGACCTGGATGGCCGATGCCATTGAGGCGCGGGCGACGGCGACCGGCATGTCGTTCGAGGAGGCCCTGCTGGCGTCCATCGACGTGAAGGTCGTCGACCCGCTCGCTGAGACGCTGGGCTGGGCCGTCAACCGCGGCATCCCGGCCAAGGTGGTCGCCCGTCGGACGCACTACTCGCGCTCGACGGTGGAAGCCGCGGCGACAAGGTACAAGCGGAGGGCTCGATGACTGGCTGGTGGCACCGTACGTGCGAGCACCGCGCTCCAAAGATTGAGGCCGACGGCTTCCTGCTCCGCCCGCAGGCTCACCCGATCCTCGGCAACCTCCCGCTCGTGTGGCTGTCCTCGACGCCGAACGCGACGCGCGAGATGCTGGGCCTGACCTCGAACACGCTGGAGTGCGACCGGATGGCGCACCTGTTCAAGGTCGTCGAGGAGGACGAGAGCAAGATCGCGTGGTGGGGTGACGTGATGCGAGCGCCGGACATGGCCCCGTTCCTGCCCGGCGCTCGCCGCCTCATGGCAGTCCGCGGCACCCGCCCCGGACTGTGGGGCGTCTCCGCTGATCCCATCCGTGTCGAGCGAGTCGTGTGACCGACGATCCCTCACCGCAGACGCGCCGCCTCATACTCCTCCGGGATGTGGGGCGGTGCGTCTGGTGCGGCAGGCCGTGGGGCGATCTGCTCAACCTGCACCACCGGCTCCTCCGGTCCCACGGCACCGACAACTCCCCGGCGAACCTCATCGCCGTGTGCGGCTCCGGCACGACCGGATGCCACGGCGCGATCCACGCGCACCCCGACCGCGCCCGTGAGCGCGGCCACATCGTCCCCTCGTGGGACGACCCTCGAACCGTGCCCGTGCTGACGTGGCGGGGGCTCCTCCTCCTCGATGACGAGGGGAACGCGAGGAAGCATCTGCCCGCAGGCGAGGCCCCACGACCGCCAGGAGGCGATTTCACGGCCTGGCCGGGACTCCCGGACCTCGGACCCCGAGATAGGCCCTCAGATCGTCTCTCACGGTGGGAGCCTCCGGTGTAGGCTGACCGGAGAAAGTGAAGCGGGGCCGATCCTGGACAGATCGACCCCGCTGAGAAGTCAGGTGATTGCGCCACCTGCTCGCCCCATTCTAGGGGTTAGGACGGCGCTCCACCACTAGATGTTGGGAGCAACGTGCACCGATCCGGCCCATAGCGGCAACCTCGACTCCAGGGGTTCGCCGAGCCGTGCACAGCGATGCGATCCTCTCCCCCTACCGTGCGGTCCTCGGATCGTGCGGCATTCGGCGTGCCCGCTCGACGGGCGTATATTGCTTCGCCAGCCACCCCCGGGCCCCGCTCCGGGAGAAGTCTGCCCTCGCCGGGCAGGCCACGACGAAAGGTCACGACACGAGATGGTCAGGTTCTACCCCACCGAAGATGGACGGCCCCCGCGAGTGCGCCCCGGCTCCTCATCGCTGGGGAAGGTGATGCTCCGGTGCCCCGAGGACGGGTGCGGCTGGGAGCGGCGCACTCAGCAGACGCTCGTGCACGCCTCGCTCCTCGGCCACTACTCGCATTCGCACGCGGAGCGTCGCCCGCCGGATCGTCGGGATGCCCGGCGGGCGGCTGGGTTGTAGATCGGGACTGCCGCCCCTCCGCTTCGCTACGGGTTGCCCTCGATGATGTCGGTAACCCTGGTTAGCCTGTACGGCAGGAGGAGCGATGCGACACAGCGAACTTGCCCGGCTCATGTCGGAGGCGGCACGGCAGGCGACCGAGGTGTGTCTGGCGAAGGGCTACAGGCGTGGCGATCCGGTGACGGTGAAGTCGGCGCGCGCGGCGGCGGAGGAGGTCTACCGGCGGGAGCGCCCGGAGGACTGGGCTCCGAAGCCTGCCGAGCCGGTGGAGCACCTGCCGGTGGAGGACTCGTGGCAGGACCGGGCCGATGTCGGAGGATGATGCTAACCGGCATTAGACACGAGGCAGAGCGGTCGGTTAGGCTCTAGGTATAAGCCATATAGGAGAGGAGGTGATCGACATGTCGAAGAAGCACGAGCCCTACGAGGTGATGACCGTGCGCACCGGCTACACGAACCGCAAGGTCGCGAAGTTGGTCAAGAAGGGCTGGGAGGTCGTCGCACAGCGCGGCGGTGTTCTCGGCTCCGGCGGCGAGGTCACCCTCCGTCGCCCGAACCCGAAGTACCGTCCTAACTCGGATTAGACAACACGTCCGAGGGTGGGCTAAGCTATAGGTGTAAGCCAAACCAACCGACCGAAAGGCAGGACACCATGTCCGCAGAAACGCTCCAGTGGCTCAACGAGAACTCGCTCATCGGCTTCACCGCCGAGCGCGGGAAGGCATGGCACCACCTGGAGGGGTACGACAACCACTTCGAGGGTGCGATCCCCGTGGAGCGGATGCTCGACCTCATGTCCTACCCGCTCGCGGAGGGCACCCCGACCGTGACCGTGCTCAGCGAGGATGGCGTGACGCAGTTCGAGGCGAAGGGCCACAAGGGCATCGTCCGACTCGACACCGGCGAGGTGTTCAAGTTCTTCAAGGAGGGCTACCAGATTCACCAGCCCCGCGAGTGGCTTGTGCAGAACCTCGACACGCTGACCCACGGTGGCCTGCAACTCGCCGCCGGGCTCCTGCTCCGCGGCGGCGCGGTCGCATCAGTCCAGGCCGAACTCGAAGGCACGCGCGAGGCCGCGGAGGGCGTGAAGCACCGCCCCTACATCACCGCGGCGACCAGCATGGACGGGTCGATGGCGACCACGTACCTCGTCGGCACGCGGCTGTGGGTCTGCGACAACACGCTCACCTACGCGCTCGCCGAGTCCGACGCGCTCCGGCACAAGGTCCGGCACTCCTCGCACTCTCTCCGCCGCATGGGCGAAGTCCGCGAGAACCTGGGCCTTGTCGTCGAGGAGGTCGGCGACACCATCGACGCGGAAATCGCCCGCCTCACCTCGCAGTACGTGAGCGACCAGCAGTGGACCGACTTCCTGGAGGCGTACACGCTGATCAACCGCGACAAGCCCGGCAAGGCCCTGACGAACGCCGAGAACAAGATCAAGGCGCTCAACACCATGTGGAACCACGACGAGCGCGTGGCCCCGTGGCGGAACAGCGCTTGGGGCGTCCTCTCCGCCGTGAACACCGCCGAGCACCACGTGTTCGGGACGGACACGAACCGCGAGACGCGGAACGGCCTGCGCACCGTGCAGGGCAAGTGGGACGAAATCGACCGTAAGACGCTCCGCGTCCTCGCGAGCGTCTGATGAGACGGCATCCGGGCGGGCGACCCCCCCTGCCCGCCCGGATGCTCTGGGGAACGCCGTTGGGGAACGGCAAGGCCGCTGGGGAGCGGCTGGGGGTAGCGGCCCGGACTGGGGTTTCCGGGCCGCACTCCCACCATCGTACATCCAACCGAATCGCAGTTAGGACATCATGAGCGACAGCACGTACGCCGACGGGTCGTTCGGCCACAACACCGCCAGCGCCTCGAACGACCTCGAAGGCGACCGGCACGAGGCATTCGCCGATCAGCAGGCCCTCGTCCTCTCGATGGCCGAGCGCGCCGGCGCCCACGGCATCACCGGCCACGACGTGCAGGTCGAGACGGGCTGGGGAGATTCCTCGAAGTCCCGAGCGCTCTCGAACCTCCTCCGGGACGGCAAGGTGATCCGGCTTGCAGAGAAGCGCAACCGGGGCCACATCCACGTCCTCCCCGAGCACGTCGGCGACCGACCCACCGAGCCCTACGTCAGCATCGCCGAGAAGCACTACGCACGCGGCTACGCCGACGCCTCGCACGACGGCATCGGCATCGGACTCGACCGGGCGTTCACCGTCGTCGACAACTCCGACAGCATCGGCGACGCGCTGATCGCGCTCCGTCGCCTCATCGAGAGCCACGGCTGATGAACTCTCAGCACGTGGACGTGCGGAACCCGATGGCGGCGGATGTCCTGGAGACGTTCGCCGCCGAGTGGGCCGAGCGAGCCCGGAAGGCTCAGGAGGCCATCGACGCGCTCACCTCCGGCGCGCGGAAGTCCCGCGCTCCTCGTGTCGAGCGCCGCCGGATCGGGAAGGCCGACCGCTACGTGCTCGTTCGCCGCGACGGCGACGAGGCGCGGCTCCTGTACGGGCCGGATGCGAAGGAAGTCACCGTCAACTTCACAGCCGCCGAGTGGGACATGATCACCAAGGTCGTGTTCCTCCAGCACGGGCTCACGCCCATCACCCCGCCCCCGACTGGGGGCACTGACCAGGAAGGCACGGCATGACCGACCAGAACCTCACGCTCCTCGCGCTGATCGCAGATCGCTCCGGGAGCATGACGAGCATCGCGCGCGACATGAACGGCGGGATCGCAACGCTCCTCGCCGAGCAGGGACGCCAGCCCGGCGCTCTCGCCGTCGACATCTGGACGTTCGACGACCATGTGGAGCACCCGTTCGACTGGGTGCGACCCGACGACGTGAAGGCCGACATCATCGTCCCCCGCGGGCGCACAGCCCTCAACGACGCCGTGGGCACCGCCATCGTCAGCATCGGCGAACGCCTCGCGGCGATGGACGAGGACGACCGGCCCCACAAGGTCATCGTCTGCGTCGTCACCGACGGCGCGGAGAACGCGAGCACCGAGTACACCCTCGACCGGGTTCAGGAACTCGTCAAGACGCAGACCGAGCAGTACGGCTGGGAGTTCATGTACCTCGCGGCCAACGTCGATGCGTTCGCCACCGGCGGGGCCTACGGCTTCGCGAAGGGCTCCACCATGTCGTACGGCGCGACCTCGGCAGGCGCGGCATCCAGCCTCGCGGCGGCATCCGCGGGCATCACCCGGTCCCGGCTCGGAGGGGCCGCGGACTTCACCGACGCAGAGCGTCAGAATGCAGGAGGACAGCAGTGAGAATCAGCATCAAGACCAGCCAGGGCGGCGGCATGTTCGGCGGGGGTCCGTCGTCCGAGGTGAGCATCGAGGGGCAGGACTACGAGGTGCCGCAGGCGGTCACCGCGACCCAGTTCATCCTCGCGCAGTCGGGCATCGGCGAGTTCCCGTCGGTGCCGGATGACGAGACGACCGTGAAGGAGCCCGACGAGGACTCCCCCGAGGATGGCTACACCGAGTCCGACGACGTGCCCGCCGCGGGCTGGGGTGAGCCCGGCCACGGGAGCAACGCTGGCGATTCCGTCGTGCTCGTCTGGCCGGACGGAACCTCGCGGGCGTTCGTCGACAACGGGGCGGCGTGGGTGTCACCCTCCGTCATCGGCAAGTTCGATGAGCCCCTGACGGTCGAGTACAGCGACTCGGAAGTCACCGTCGTCGTCGTGTCTCGACAGCCCGATCCCGGAGTCCCGTACCCCGGCTTCACCGGCAACCAGGAGTAAGCCGTGACCATCGCAGAACTGCTCAACCTGATCCACAGCGCTATCGCCGCCGGGACGATCACCGAGGAGGATGCCGTCAAGGTGCGCGACCTCAGCGTGAGCCCCGAAGCGATGAGCGCCGGGTCGAACGGCTGGACCGAGCCGAGCAACGTGCTCGTCATCGGCTCGAACGACAGCGGCATGGACGCTGGGGTCTACCTCGAACTGGAGGAGGACTACTGATGGCGGGCGAGACGGTCATCACCGTCGTCGGCAACCTGACGGCGGACCCCGAACTGCGATACACGCAGAACGGGCTCCCGGTCGCGAACTTCACCATCGCGAGCACGCCGCGCAACTTCGACCGGCAGGCGAACGAGTGGAAGGACGGCGAGGCCCTGTTCCTCCGCGCGAGCGTGTGGCGGGAGTTCGCCGAGCACGTCGCCGGGTCGCTGACGAAGGGCATGCGCGTCATCGCGCAGGGTCGCCTCCGCCAGCGGTCGTACCAGGACCGCGACGGCAACAGTCGGACGGCCATCGAACTCGAAGTCGACGAGATTGGTCCGTCCCTCCGCTACGCGACCGCGCAGGTGACTCGCGCGGCGTCCGGCGGTGCACAGTCGGGATCGCGCGGTACTCCCCAGAGTGGGTACAACGCGCCCTCGGAGGAGCCGTGGTCGACGCCCGGCTCCAGCACGGACGCATGGTCGACGCCGGGATCGTTCGGCGACGACACGCCGTTCTAACGCCCCTAACTGGGGTACGATGAGTGCGATGACGGTGCCTGGCTCTGCCAGGGCGGGATGCCCCCGCGGTTGGCCGTGATCGCGGGCCGGGAGCATTGGCTTACAACTTCGCTCCCGGCCCATTCTCGTCTCTCGACCCGAACCGGGATTAGACACCACCCCCGGCAGTCGACTAGACTATAGGTGTAAGCACAACCGGAAAGGCATCCCCGCATGAGCGACATCGCACCCTGGTACTGGGCACTCATGGTGCTCGGCACCCTCACCCTCCTCCGGCTCCGCGCCATCGCAATCACACGAAAGGCTCCCCGTGACGAAGCAGACTGACCCCCTCGAACTGATCGGCCTCGCGGACATCGCGACGATCCTCGGACTCAGCCCGGCATCCGTGCGGACCTACCACACCGACGCGACCCGCCGCCGCCGCAACGGCGAAGCGCGGGACCAGGACATGCCCGCGCCGGACACCGTGATCGGACGCACCCCCGCGTGGAAGCGCGAGAGTATCGACGCCTGGAACGCTGAGCGCCAGGCCGCGGCCCAGCGGAACCTCGACCGTCTCCGCCAGCCGCGAGGGCCACGCACGCCGGAGCCCGTCGCATGAGCGGGTCGAACGGGCTCCACCCCGTCGTCAATCTCAAAGAGCGCGTGAAGTGCCCGGCTCATCCGTCGAAGCGGAAGTACACCGACGGTGCAGAAGCCGGGAGAGCCGCGCAACAGCGGTCGAAAGAGTCCGGCCTCGACATTGTTCCGTACCTCTGCGAAGCGTGCGGGCATTACCACCTCACGAAGAAATCAGGCGGCGATTCGGTCACATTGCCGGAGGGCAAATTCACGCTCGGCGAGTTCAAAGCGCTCGCGCCTAACCACCCCGTATTCATCGGCAGTGCCGAGGAAGAGCCGCCCATTGTTCCCGGCGACCACGCGACTCGCGTGAAGTTCGCCCGCCGCCTCCTGGAGACGAACCCGGAGCCGACGAGCGAGGAACTGTGCCTAGCCCTCGGCGGGTGCACAAAGGACTCGCTTCGCAAGATCATGCGCGAACTCGGCTACCGGAACACCCGCGGTCGATTCGCGCGCTGGGTGAAGGACGACCGCGAGGAAGCGCCGGAGATGCCTCAGCATGAGGCTTTCAACTCCGGCCCCGTGCCGAAGTGGACCGCGGATCGCCCCCAGCCGGAGCCCGATGTTTCACGTGAAACATCGCTCGATGTCGACTACGACAACGACGCCCCCGAGACGCCTCAGACCGTGTGGCACGGCGGGCGCGAGGTGCCCTGGCGAGAGGCCCGGCTCATCGAGAACGTCGAGCGTCTGCGCCACGTCCCTCTCGGCGACCTCCTCGACACGTACGCCGCCGCGGGCTTCCGCCTCGTCCTCTCGCTGGAGGACGCCCATGCCTGAGCCCGTACCCTCCGCCTCCGACCTCGTGCGCATGGGGCCGGAGTACGCGGAGGCCGCGGGCTGGGTGAAGAAGAACAAGTCGTCCGCCGCCGAGCCGACGGGCATCCGTATCCACCCGAAGGGCCACGCGCTCCTCGGAGACATCATGCGGCGCAACGCCGCGGAGGCAGTCGCCAACGGTGAGGGCGACTGGTATCCAGAGCCACCTCACCGACGACCGAAGGGCACACCATGACCGACCTCAACCTGGGCCAGATGATCGGCCCCCACGCGAAGCCCTTGCGGCCCGCCGACGAGAAAGCCGCGCGCGCCGCGATGGGCATTCCCGACGAAGCCACCATCGTCCCGATGGACATGACCAAGGCCCCGCTCCTCGTCACGGCGCTCATCGACGAGGAGACGGACACAATGCAGATCATGGCGAGGTGCACGTTGTCGAAGCGCAACGCCGCCGCGGTCCTTCGCCACGTGGCCGAGGCGTGGGAGTCGGAAGCCGACGCCGCTGGCGAGCCTCCGCGTGACTGAGCGCGAGGTCTGCGGTGAGTCGTTCGCAATCGGGGTGTGCGACCGACCGCCTCACGATGACGGCGAGCACACCGCCACGTTCACCCCGTCCGCGCCGATGGCTTTGATCCTCGAAGCCGCCGCGCGCGCCGAGCACCGAGCGAACCGGTGGCGCTGGTTCTTCATCCTCGCCACCGTCGCGCAAGTCGCCCTGTTCTTCCACCGCCTGATCGAAGGAGTGCCCCAGTGACCATCCACAACATGCCCAACCGCGGCTCGGCGTCGGACGCCAACGCGGGAGAGCCCGTGACGAACGGCCAGGTGCTCCGCATCGTTGCGTTCATCACCGTCGTCGTGCCTACCGCTGTCGCCGTGAACGTCCTCATCTGGGCCGCGGCCCTGTGGATCGCGAGGCAGGCATGAGCGCGCTCCGCGACCTGATCAAGGCCGGGATCGAGGAGACGGACGCCGCCTGGACCGAGGACACTACGCCGACCACTCTCGACGGTTGGATCACTCTCCTCGCCGAGGGCGTCGAGCGGAAACTCGTCGAACAGCAGGGCGGCGAGGGTCACCTCGTGCGCGTGAGAGCCCGCGGCTGGGTCATGCAACACCCGCTCACCGAGAGGTTCGAGGAGCCCGGCCACGGCACCTCGCTCATGGACTGCCGGTTCAACCAACTCGTCGCCGCGGCCATGTCTCAGGGTGCGATGTTCGACGGCGTGCACCGCGTCTGGATCGACCGCGGCGTGCTCATGTGGGAGGAGGTCGGCGATGGAGCGCAGTGACGCGACGTTCGGGCTCCGCGTCACCGCGGCGGATCGCCTGGAGCGCCACATCGACTACGACAAGCGGCGGGAGCGCCCCGAGGGGACGTTCTGGAACCCTGGCGGCACGTGGAAAGGCTGGGTGTATCGCGGACAGCGCTGGAGCGGCATGTACAAGCCGAAGCCGGTCGAGGGCATCCTCATCGGCATCCGCTACGTCCACGAGGGCGGCTGGCGGGTGAACCTCGGGGAGGACGAAGGGTGGGGTTGGCAACCGGAGGGCGAGAAGCGGGTCATGGCTCTCGTCGCGACCGACCTCCAGCATGACCCCGTGCGGGTGTGGCTGGACGACCTCGTGCTCGCCGGGACCAGCGATGCGGCCCGTGTCTCGAAGGCGCTCGGCTACCTGGAGTCCGAGGCGTACTACGACGCGAAGCCGCACAAGGCGCACCGCGACCTGGAGGCCGTGAGGCGCGTCCTCGCCTCCTAACCCCGATTAGACACGGGGGCACGGAGTCGACTAGACTATAGGTGTAAGCACAACCGAAAGGCAGTCCGATGAACCGTGCCCCCGACCTTCCCATGCCGGAGGATGTCGCGACGCTCATGCGCCGGATCGACTACCCGCTCGACCGCGTAGCCCACCAGTGCCACGCTGTCAGCCTCGCCATCGTCCAGAGCGGCATCTACCCCGGCGCGCGCGTCGCACGCGGCTACGCCGTTGGCGTGACCGGACAGCACTCTTGGGTCGTCGCCGACTACGGCCCCGACGGCGTGTACGACGAGAACGCCCACATCATCGACGCGACCCTCTGGTCCTACGACGAGACAGTCACCCGCGTGTGGCAGGGCACCTACCGCGACGACAAGCACCGACCCCACGGCTGGGGCTATGCGTTCAACGCCCCGATGCCGTACAACCACGGCGGCGACGAGGTGCGCCTCACCGTGAACTTCCCCATGAGCCCCGAGGCATCCCAGTTCATCCGCGAACTCGGCCCCCTCGACTACGCCGGATGGCAGATGGTCGCGAACCTCCCCGTGTTCGGGTGGCCCGCCGCCGAGGTCATCCGCGCGATGTGCGAGACGAAAGCCGTCTCGATCCTCGTGCCCGTCGACATCGAGGGCCACCTGACCGACCGCAACCCTGGAGGGCTGTACCTGTGAGTTTCCGAGAAGATGAGCCCGTTGTCAGCCGCGCGAAGGATCAGTACGGGAGCATCGAGCACGAGGAGAGCCACCCGGCGTTCGGCGTCGCGACCGTCTCCCGAGGGTCCGGCACGGGCCGCTCGCTGTTTCAGTCCGACCTCCTGCACCGCGACACGATCACCCTCGCGATCCACACGGCGGATCGCACCCGCTCTCTGCACCGCGACTGGGTACATCCGCGTCGCGAACTCATCGAGGTCGAGATGAGCCTGGCGCAGTGGGGCGCTCTCATCTCCTCGCAAGGCATCGGCTCCGGCACGCCCGTCACGATCCGGCGCACCGAGAGCACGCTTCGCGTCCCTGGCATCCCGCACGAGCCGCGCACGGCGCAGAGCCTCGCGGAAGTCGAGGCGAAGATCGGCGAGATGCTGGCGCGAGCCCGCGAGACGCTGGCCGAACTCGAAACCGCCATCGAGGAGAAGCGCGGCATCCGCGCCACACGCGACGCCCTGCGCGCTCACTCGAACTCGATCATGCACGCTGAGGGCAACGCGACCTTCGCGATCAAGTCCGTGAGCGAGGCGACCGAGCAGGTAGTCGCATCGGCGCGCGCCGACATCGAAGCGCACATCCTGGAGGCCGCGCGCCTGACCGGGCAGGAGGCGTCCATCGAGGCTCCCGACTTCACCCGACGGGCGGTCGAGCAGTGAAGCGCTGGCTGACCGAGCGCCGACGCCGCCGGGCGATGCTCCGCGCCCACCGCGATCCCGTCGATCCCGGCATGTTCCGGCTTATGGTGCTCACCGACGACCCGTACCCGACGTACAGCGGCTACCGCGGGTGGTGCTCCGGCACCCCATTCTGGTCCGACGGCACCTGCCGGTGCACGCACACCGAGGAGGCTCCCCGTGGGTGACACGTTCCGGGACGGCAAGGTGCACGTGCTCAGCGAGAAGTGCGGGCAGTGCGCGTTCACTCCTCATCGGATCGTTCCCGGCTCCGCCGTCGCCGACATCGTGCGCGAGACGAAGGATGTCGAGGGGGCGCACTTCATCTGCCATGAGGCGACCATCGCGGGCGACGGCGACGCGATCTGCGCCGGATGGTACGACCGCTTCGCCGACTCCGATCCTCTCCTCCGCCTGGCGAACAGCATGGGCATCATCGACCGAACAACCGAACCGAAGGGCACAGCATGACAACCACCACCGAACCCGCCGGAGCATTCGGCATCGAGGCGGTCGACCCGTCCACGCCCGACGCGCTCGTCTGCGGCACGTGCGGGCGAGCCTGGCTGGAGGACATCACCCCGGCGGGCCGGTGCCCGTGGGAGTACGACCATCCCATCGTCGACCAGGAGAACACGTTCCTGACCCGCCTGCACGGCATCGTCGCCGAAATCTCGCTCGGCATGAACTGTCGCGTGCGGATCGGCCAGAGCGAGGAGCGCAACGGCGCTCTGTTCGTGCAGATCGTGTGCTGGCGGATGGACGTGATCACGAAGAAGCCGGGACTCGGTTACGGCGGCAAGCACTGGCCCTCCCCGCACGCCACGGACTCCGAAATCATCCAGGCGATCTTCGGCCTGTACAAGGGCTACTGGGAGCACGAGGCGCGCGAGACGTTCGAGTGGCGCGGACGCCGCCCGTTCGGCCCGCACATCTCGACCGAGGCCCTGTGGAGCGTCGCCCGCCAGGTGGACGTGCGTTCCGCCCGACACGTCGAGGATCGAACCGATGCCGGACGTTGAGCCCGACATGTGCACGTGCGAGCGCTACCCGGTGCCGCATCATCCCGGCTGGCACGGCGGATTTCCTGTCTCTCCGGCCTTCCCGTCACGCCCTAACGCAAGTTAGGCTAAAAGCACCTCATCCACCAACCGAAGGGCAACCATCATGAGGAAGTTCACCGGCGGGGCCATCGCGGTCCTGCTCGCGACGGCAGGACTCGCGTTCACCGCGGCTCCCGCCTCCGCGCACACCCCCGCGGCCTCCGCCACCTGCGAGGCCATCAGCATCTCCGCCGTCTACTACGAGACGAAGCCCGCCAGCGGCGAGCCCACCATCGCGAACCCCGACTACAAGCCCGCGGTCCCCGCCACCCCGGCGGTCGGAGAGCCGCGGATCACCGTGCCGAACCCGGACTACAAGCCCGCGGTCGACGCGACCTACGCGACCGAGTACGAGTACGCGCAGAAGTCCACCGGCAAGACGCGGTGGAAGGACAGCGACTCGTGGAACCCCGGCAAGGGCTGGGAACTCACCGGCGAGACTCGCCAGGTCGAGGTGACGCCCGCTGAGCCCGCCGTCGGCGAGCCCACCATCGTCATCGACAACCCGGCCTACGTCCCGGCAGTGCCGGGCACTGACGCCGTGGGCGAGCCGACGATCCCGAACCCGGAGTACGTCGCGGCGGACGCGACGCCGAACACGGTCACCGTGGAGGTCGACGGCGAGACGGTCTACAGCGAGCGCTTCGGCGAGTCTCACACGGCCACCATCCCTCTCGACGGGACGAAGAAGCACACGTGGATCGCGTCGTTCGTCGGCTGGAACGGCGTCGGCACGCAGACGATCAAGGGCAAGACGAGCGCCTGCCCGCCGGTCGGCATCACCGTCCCGGACCTGACCGTCCTCCCGCCGACGTGCGAGGCTCACGGGTCGCTCCCGTTCCTGAGCAACCCGCCCGCGCAGAACCCGAATGGGTACGAGTTCCCCGGCCAGGGCTTCCGCGTGTACCTCGACAAGCCGTTCGAGGGAGCGGGCACCTACGTCGCGACCCTCCAGAAGGTCGGCCCCGGCTTCGACCCCGCGTTCCCGTACGGGACGAAGATCACCGGCGGAGACACGAGCCAGGTGCTCACCGTCCTCCCGGCCACCGGCTACCAGGGCGATGACCCGGACGCTCCCTGCTACCAGGAGCCTGTGATCGGTGAGCCCGAGGAGCCGACGACTCCGACCGAGCCGACGACTCCGACGACGCCGGAGAAGCCGGAGACAGCCAAGCCTGCCACCGTGGCGACCGCTCGGACGACGACCAGCACCGACACGCTCGCGCAGACCGGACTCGACCCGGTGAGCCAGGTCTGGGCCATGACGTTCGGAGCGCTCGGTGTCGCCGCCGGTGCCGGACTGATCGTGCTCGGACTCCGCCGCCGCCAGGTGAACAGCCAGAAGTAACCGCATGACCCAGCGGGCACCGACGCAACCCGAGCGTCGGTGCCCGTTGCTATTGGTCCCCTAACCCGAGGTAGGATGAGAGTATGACCATCACGACACCCACCATCCCCGAGCCCGTGCTGGAGGTAGGCCGGGCGTTCGAGAAGCGCCGACAGATCGCACAGCGCCTCGCCGACCAGGACCGCTACATCGGCTCTGCCGTCCGCACCGCCCGAGCCAAGGGCCACTCGTGGGCGGAGATGGCCCGAGCGGCGAAGGTCAGCGACGTGGCGATCTTGAAGGCCGCTCGCCGCCCGGAGAAGGCGGCATGAGCCCGGCGCGGAAGTCCAAGCCGGAGGTTCCCGCGCCCTCGATCCGCATGGTCAAGGTCGCGGACCTCCGTCCCGACCCCGACAACCCCCGCGTGAACAGCGGGGCCGTCGCGTACGTCGTCGAGTCAATCCGCCAGTTCGGGTTCCAGGTGCCCATCGTCATCGGCACCGACAACCTCATCCGCGCCGGTCACACGCGCTACCGCGCCGCCGTCCAACTCGGCCTGACCGAGGTGCCCTGCATCGACGCGAGCCACCTCACCGACGAGCAACAGCGCGCGTTCGCCATCGCGGAGAACCGCACCAGCGACTTCGCGTTCTTCGACCTCCCCAAGTTGGGCGAGTTGGTCATGGACATCCCCGCCGACCTCCTCGCGGGCTTCGACATCGACGCGCTGATCGTCCCGCAGGACGAGGAGGATAAGGCTGACGGCAAGTCCGGCTCCCCCGAGAAGCGGCCCGGCCTCGACCTCGCGCCGTTCGAGCGTTACCAGTACGTGATGATCCTGTGCCGCACCGAGTTCGACTACACGAACCTGCTCACCCGTCTCGGCCTGGAGAACACGCAGAAGCGCTACGTGGACGGCGCGCTGAAACAGGGTGCCTCCTACGGTCGCGTCATCGAGTACGCCGACTTCCTGGACAAGGTAGACCCGCAGTGAAGGTCGACCTCGCGGCGTTCTGCCGTGACCACGATGTCGCGGTGGTCGTCGTGTCTCGGGACCGCGCGGCCACGCTGGCGAAGTTCACCGACACGCTCCTCGACGGGTACACGCTGTTCTACAGCGGCGAAGGGTACGACGACTACGACTACCGAGCGGTGGAGCGATTCGAGGTTCCACGGGGCCTCCAGGGCCTCAGTGTCGTGCGGAACTACGTTCTCGACACCCTCCCTCAGCGAACGGTCGTGTTCTTCGATGACGACGTGAACGCCGTCTACTGGGTCGCAGGCCGACGCTCCGTCCGACTCGACACCGAGCGGATCAAGTTGGCGATCCTCGACATGGTGGTGCATGCCCACGACCAGGGCTCCATCGCGTTCGGCATGAGCCCCCTCGACCTCCGCAAGTCGAGCCCCCTGGTGCCGTTCCGGCTCCGCGGCGTGTTCGGGACCGTGCTCGGCGTCGTCGGGCGCGACCTCCGCTTCGACGAGCGCAACGTCCTCAAGACCGACTACGACTTCTGCCTGGCGTCGATGGTCGAGGCCCGCATCGTCCACATGGACATGCGCTACTTCGCGTCGAGCGCGAAAGACGAGTTGGCGGGCGGCAACATGGAGTTCCGAACTCAGGTTCGGCGTCAGCGGGAAATCGACAACCTCATCCGCTGGTGGGGTTCCGACGTGATCATCCCGAAGAACAACAAGGGCAACGAGAAGTTGACGGTGAAGGTGCCATGAGGGTCTTGCAGGTGGGGTTCGGCGTCATCGGGCGCGAGGTGTTCGAGGACTACCGCGTCGGGCTCCTCTCGTCCGGTCACGAGTACATGGTCCGCGACCTCGTTCACGCCGCGCCGGAGGGCTATGAGTGGGACGGCCAGCACGTCGACCTCGCCGTGATCCTGGTGAACACGCCCGCCGACGACCGCGGCGGCTTCGACTACTCCGACCTCCTCACCGCGGTTAGGAACTACCTCCCGGTCGCACGCTACGTGCTCATCCGCTCGACGGTCGGACTCGACTTCCTGGACACGGCCCTGTACCGCGCTCACGCCTCCCGCATCGGCTTCTCGCCCGAGTTCTACGGCGCGACGAAGTGGTCCCGCCGCGCGGTGCTCGACATGGGCTTCACGATCTACAGCACCGGCGTCCCCGAGTGGTTCCAGGAGTCCGTCGACCTCACGTGGACGTACCCCGAGTGCGTGCGCATCGGCACCCCCGCCGAGGTGATCCTGGCGAAGTTGGCGGAGAACGCCTACCTCGCGACCAAGGTGACGTTCTTCCACGAACTCGCGCTCGCCGCCGAGCGCTACGGCGCGGACCCCGAGAGCGTCCGGCAGATCGTCACGTCCGACCCTCGGATCGGCCCGGCGCACTCGTTCATGGAGGAGCCCGGCTGGCAGTCCCATTGCTTCGATAAGGACGTGCCGGTGTACGCGAACACCGTCGACTCCGGGCTCGTGCGCGCGGCTGTCTACGTGAACAAGGCGAACCTGCTCCCGGCAAGGAAGTCCCCGGTCCCGCCCGAAAACTGATAAGCTATAGGTGTAAGCCAAACCACAACCGAGAGGCACACACCACATGGGCTACCAGCAGCGCACGAAGTCCGGCATGGACTTCTACGAGGTCGCATCCCTCCTCCAGAAGTCGCTCCGACGAGGCGACTCGACTCTGGCGGCGCGAGCGGCCAATGAGTTGTTCCCGCAGTTCGCGAACTACACGTGGAACCGCCTCATGACCGTGAGCGCGGAGGACTGCGCCGGTGTGATCACGCACGAGGTCGTCGCTCTGTACGACGCCTGGTCGAAGGTCAATGAGGGCAAGGGCGTGAAGGACAAGGGCCGCATCTTCATCGCGAAGGCCATCGTGCTCCTCGCGACCGCGAAGCACTCGCGCGACGCCGACGCGCTCAACATCCTCGTCAGCGACCGACTCCCTGACGATCACTTCATGGCCGAGGTGCAGGAGGCGGAGGCGATCATCGGCATCCCCGCCGAGCAGTTCGAGATTCCCCGCTGGGTGTACGACGTGCACACGCGACGCGGCAAGCAGATGGGGATGACCAAGGCCGACTTCCTCCGCGACGAGGAGGCCGCGCTGACGAACTCGACCAGCATGTACGCGAACCTCGACCGGATGATCGCGAGCCCCACCTACGTCGAGCCCGAGTTCGCACCGGCGCCGGGGATGTTCGATGTCTGAGTCCTCGAAACTGCTCCCCGCGGTCTACCAGACCTCGCCGGAGTGCGGCCACTGCTACACGTCGCTGGAGGACGACGGCGACGGCTACTCGTGCCCCCCGTGCGGGCTCTACTGGCGGTACGACTCGATGGACGACCCGGCGCAGTTCCTCGACGATGAGGCGGAGCCGTGCGGACGGGAGGGCCAGGCTCGCGTCGACCTGTCGAACGCGGACGTGACCGCGGTGTACCGCGAACTACCTTGCCCCCTGCCCGCCGGTCACTCCTCCCAGCACTTGCACCCGTACGACCGGATCGAGGAGGAGTCGTGAGCCCGACGCCGACCACCGCCGAGGCCGTGTGGGTCTACACGATCTATGACCACCCGTCGGACTACCCCGACGATTACGTTCTCCGCGCCTGGCGCGTGCAGGACGGCGCGGTCGTCGGCTACGACGTGTCCGGCAAGCACCCCGACCTGGAGGAGGTGCGTCGCATGATCCCCGAGGGCCGTCACCGCATCGGTCGCATGCAGGACGACGACCCGGCGATCCTGGAGTCGTGGGTGTGATGGCTACCCTGCACGAGACGACCCCCAACCCGAGCGCCGCGGACCCGACCGCGGCGCTCGCCGGGCTCACCGCACGCCTCAACGCGAACCGCCTCGGCAAGAGCATGTTCCGAGAGATGGACCGCGACCTGCTCGCCATGCGCGCCGCCGCCGACGCTCTCACTGCACTCCTCGACTCCCAGCGCCGGGTGGAAGCGCTCATCGCCGAGCATGAGCGACGCGAACAGCACAATGAGTCGGTGCCCCTCAACCGGCTCAGCGACCTCCAGCCCGAGCCCCGAGCATCCGAGTACCGAGCCGCACTGACCGGAGACGACCATGAGTGACCACCCCGACGCCGCCCGCATCGAGCAGTCGAACGACATCTCCGGGATCATCATGAACGCGGCGAAGCTCTGGGTGAACCTGGACGATCGGTACGCCATCGCCGACGAGCTATGGCGTCTCGGCTACCGGCTCACCCGCGTCGAACACGTGCACGCCGCCCCGTACTCCGCCCAGCCGACCGGCCAGATGGACTACGAAGCGATTGAGCGGATGGTCAGGTCTATGCCCGCCACGCACCGGCGTCGCGTGTTCACGAGCCCGTGGGAGCCGATGCCCGAGGGCGAGACAGTGCAGGCAGACGGCGTGATCTACTCGCAGGACGGTCGACTGTGAGCAACATCACCCGCAAGCACCTCCGCGAGTTCCTGGAGGCGATGGACAACCTCGCCGAGCCGGATGCCGCGGCCCGACTCCATCAGGCGCAGATGCTCTCCGCGTGCGCAGTGCCCGACGACCTCGTGCGCGTCATCGCGAAGATCGGAGCACAGGGTCGCGTCGGGATGGACGACCTCAACGTGATCGCGGGCCTCGGCTACGCGCTCCCCCGCCCCCAGCCGATGCCCCACGACCGCGACGAGATAGTCGACGCCCTGGTCCGCGGCATCCCCGACCTGCCCTCCGGCGTCGGCGGCGGCATCCTCGTGCACATCGACGACCTCCGGCACGTCATCCGGCGGGCATACGACCTCGGACGGATCACCTAACCGCGGGTAGACTTAGACGACCAGACGCCTATCCCTGGGAGGAGCCCC